GCCAGTATCTTTGATCCATTTTCTAATTCTATATTACCTTTGTTCCATACAAGAATACCCTGTTGCATCCATTTGGGCAAGTTCTCATATGCAGTTGCAAGTCTTGCTAAAAGTTCTCTTGCAGTTGTCGCCTTGTTTGCCAGAATACCAATGTTGACACTATCATTAAAAATTGCATAGTGCAGTAGATATGATACACAAGTAGTTGACTTACCAGTCTGACGAGGCATCTTACAGATATTAAATCTGTTATGATGAAATCTCTCAATAAGTTTTTCTTGAAAGTCGTAAGTCTTAAATGGTTGAAGGCCATGATCCAGAGTTACAATCTTTACATAATTACGAGCAAAGTATATCGGGTCATTCTTACATTTGATATACTCTTCAATTTGTTCTTGGGTAAACTCAATTGCGGTATTCGCCTTCTTTAATAATGGGTTGCCCAAATAAACATCATTACTCATAAAAAATTACCTATCTAGTTTCTCGCCACTGAATAGTATTAAAGACATCGGTTGTCGTATTAGTATCTAGATTATTCACAATAACAGCAAAAATATTACTATCATTAGAGTCAATATTTTGTGCGATATAAGATCTTCTAGCAGTCGTTGGATTAAATGCAACACTAGCAGATGCTTGTTTACCTGATGGATTGTTTGCAGCAATCAAAGTTGCCTGTCTCAAATCTCCACCAGTTGTTGTAAAAGCAGTTCCTACCGTAACATTGTATTCAACTGCAGAATCAGCATCAGCATCCACCCAAGTTCCACCAGTAATATTACTATTTCCAGGTAATCTCCAAAGTTCAATTCTACAATTTGTAGAATCACTCAAAACTTCAATGTCAGTTAATCTTACTGTTGTTCTATTTGGGATTCCTTTGAATGTATTCTTACAACGAATTGCCATAACACACTGTCTCGCAGTCGCACCATCAGCATCGGAAAAAGATATTGGACCATCAAAGGCACCAAACTCAACACCAGTCTCAACATATCCACCCTCACTCATTACAGTGGAGCAGATTTGTTCCATTGATGTGATGCCTACCGCAGTTCCAGTGTTAGCAACCTCACAACGAATGGGAAGAGATGGGAGTGACCAATATGCATGTTCTTCAATGTTGGAATGATTAAATTCGTGAAAATAAATTATCTGTCCACCGATGACAAATCCACAACGAACTCTACCAACACCTAACCACTGAAAGTCTGCTGCAAACAAATGGGTTTTTGTAAAATCTAGTTCAATACCAGAAAGAGTTGTTCCGTCTAACTTATCCAGATTCCAATCAGATTGATTGACGACTGTATCACTGGCAATACCTGTATTGTATGATCGTCTTACAACAGAAATAGTTCCGTCTCCCTCCTGTTGAACGAATACTCCGTTTCTATCATCAAAATATCCAATCTTCTTCGTGGTATTTTCTCTTACATCAATGAAGTTAAAACTAGTCAGCACAAATTGAGACTTACCAGGCATGTAGTGGTGATACATTCTAGACTGGTGAATCACCTTATCTGTTGCACCAGTTCCAACAATTAATGCAATAGATGCTGTATTTGGGTTTACCTCAGTTGTAGATGCTGCACCAACAGTCTTTGTAAGAAGTTCTACCTCTTCACCATAAATGTGAGAATAGTCGGCAAGAGTAAAAGTATCAGATACTCGCATCCTTCCAAATGCATCATATCCTCCACCACCTGCTCCAGTAGAAACTCCGCAGTTACCAATATTTCCATATCTATCTGCACACATGAACACTTCGTGAAGTGTTCTCTCCTGGTTTAGATAATCTTGTGTATTCTTATTCCACTGAGCCATAATTTATACCCAATCTAATTTTCCTGGATGATATCTCTTTATATCGCCAAATTTTACTAATGGTTTTTCTTCGACGGGATATATTCTTTGAACAATTGCTCCAGGATATTCACCTTGAAGTTGTTCTGCTAACTCTTGATTTGTTGGAAGTCTCACAGAATTTGCTTGTTCTAACTTCACTCTGTAAATACTTCCCATCCAAACAAAGTCTGCTTGGTATTGATAGTTCTCTTCTACTTGTTGTTCTGGTGAAGCAGAATTACTACTTACATTGAGAGTTCCATTGAAGTCACCGTGAATAGTGACAGACTCTTTTATAAATTCTTTGAAATCTTTCATCAGCACTTCCAACGACGACGGGCTTTACAGATTGCTTTATCTGGTGTCTTTGAACAATCGATGTTGTGCATCTTTTGTTGTCCAGCAGAACGGGAACAATAAGACTTACGTCTCTTTGCATCCTTACTACCGGGTTTGGGATCACCAGTCACAGCAGTCTTTAGTTTTGAACCAGGATTTTCACGACGGTATGCAGCTACTGCCTTTTTACTCATACCATCAGTTTTATCTGACTTATTAACTTTCTGCCAATCTTCTTCAATTTCAACTTCTTCTTTGACACCAACATTCAACATTGGTTCACTTGGATCATAAGGAGCAAGATAAAAATGTTTTACAAAAGAACCAGGATACACCTTTTCAAGAGCATCTTGAACTTCACTTCTTGCAGGTTTTCTGACTTCTGGGAAGAAAATCTTCATCATCATATACTTACCTCTCCATGTAAATCCAACGAGGTATACATTACCATTCTGAGCAGGAACTCTTGTTGCCTCCTCAATTGTTTCTTCTTCTTTTGTTTCTTCACCAACTGGAACACAGTTAGGAACCATTTTCTTTCCTTTCTTCTTCATACCCTTTTGGGTATAACCAACCCAACACTTCTCATCAATAACTTCAACTTCAATACCAGCCTTCCTCATTGAGTTGATTTGAAGGTCGGTAAATTCTGGAAGAGCCATGAACTCTTCATTCTTTGATTTACCATAGTTTGAAGCACCTTTTTTACGACACTGAACTAAACGTCCAGATGCATAAGCAGAAGGCCATACTTTAGCAGATGCCTTGACCTTATGGTAACATGCGTCTTTTTTACCACTACCTTTACCCTTCTTATCTGCTTCGTTGATTTCCATTTCTTCTTTCATTTTCTTTTTTGGTTTATCAGTTGAAACGTAAGTGGGCTTTGCAGCACCAGTTTTTGACTGTTGATTTGGATCTGCTGCCTTCTTTCTACGAGCCGCAGACTTTCTTTCTGCAGGTGTCATACTTGCTCTTTTAGAAGATGAAACACACTTTGGTGTACCCTCTCCAGGTTCATCACTTGCACAGGTACCACCAGTAACTACATTCACCCAACCAGATTTACCATCTTTGGATTTGGATCCCTTGAACCACTTATGTAAATTACCTTCCTGCATTTTAAAGAAGAGTTCTCTTTTTTTATTTATATAATATTATGATGCAATGGAAAAGCTACCACCAATAGAAACAGCAGCAACCTGACTATGTGTCATTGGTGGTATTTCAACAACAACTTCCCCCATAACATCCATTGTTTCTGATGATACTCCAAGAATGTTATGTGAATTCATAACAGTATCTGCCACGGTATAACCGATACCACCACCATGCATCATAGTTTGTGCGTCCATCCATTCAGAAGTAGTGTAAGTCATTACTGCTTCTTCTATGGTTCCAGTGTTTCTAATTATAATTACCATTGTTCCTAATAGAATAAGTAAAAAATTGGAAGTGGTTGTTTATACAAGATTTGCTCTGATAAATGAACCTGAGTTTCCTGTTGTATTTAATGCAGGTGAAGTGGCAGTTCTATTACCGGAAAGAACTGAATTTGAACCGCTAAGATTACTAAAGTCAATATAACCAGCCGATGCTGCAAGTACTCCTGTATTTCCGTTATTTGTTACAGTGGCACCTCTAATTTGAATAGAACCATTCTCACGGCAGGTAACACCTCTTCTACCATTATTAGTAAAGGTGGAACTATTCGCACGAGTTGATGAATTTTCAAGACAGGTCAATCCATCTCTCCCATTATTGGAAATGTAAGACCCTATCAAACGAGATGTTCCATTACGAAGAATGTTAATACCATCACCATTATTATTGGAAATTGTTATATTATTATTCTGTCCTAAAATAATTCCAGAAGTATTACTACAACCTCCTGCACAGTTGGTGATACTTACACCATCTAGCACTGCACTTCCACCAAAAACTAGAGCAAGACCTCGACCACGGAAATTATGAATAGAGGCATTATTTAGCTGAATAACACCTCCAAGACCTCCTAATAGTCCGTTCTGAACTAGTATTCCATCATTTGGTTGAGAGGGGTTGCTATCCACAAAGTTCCCCCTAATAAGGATATTACTGATATTTAAAGAAGTTTCTGGACCAACAGTAATGCCAGTGGTGTTATTAAACTGCCATATTGTGTTAAAGTAATTTTTTAATACTGTGTCATTATTTGATTGAGAACTAGAGGTATATCCTCTAATGGCAGCACCACCATTACCACCATTCAGTGTCGCTCCGAAGGGTCTAGTACCTGTAGGTGTGGCTCCGACATATCTGATTTGAGAGCCCTGAGGATGGTCCAATCTGATTGAGGAAGTGAATGTATAAGTTCCTGAACCAACCGAAACTGTAACTGTCACATTACTCTTAATACGTCTTTGAGATAAAAATTCTGCAGCCTTTGTTGGTGTCGCCCAAGGAAAACTTATACTTCCATCACCAGTTGAATCATTACCATTGGTCGTTACATAAAGAGTGAGATTTGAAGTTATGATTAGAGATGTGGAACCTGCTAATTGCGAATTGGCGATGGTTCCCACAAGAGATGATGCTCTGTAATCAGTAGCATCTTGTAAATTAAATGCTGGTGTAGGATCCGCTTGGCCGAGACTTAATTCAACACCACCATAAGAAACTTCTGAGTTGGATAACTTACCATTTGAGATAGAACCTGCTAACTGATCATTAGTGATGGTTCCGGTTAGATTTGTAGTTGGTAAACTTCCACTAAAAGATGTTGCAGTAATAACACCAGCGAGATTTACATTACCCGTTCCAGTAATATCATTATTATTAACATCAAGATTTCCACCTAATTCAGGACTTGTATCACCTACAATGTCAGTACTAACACCAGTCAGTGAACTATATCGATAACCAGTAGCATCTATTAAATTAAATGCTGGAGTGTTATCTGTACTACCAAGACTGAGTGGTACACCACCATAAGAAACAGATGAGTTTGCTAACTTATTATTTGCAATAGAACCTGCCAACTGGTCATTACTGATGGTCCCACTGAAAGATACGGTTACAATTCCTGCAGAAGCTGGAGTTGCTGATAGATTTGATCCAAAATTAATCGTTCCTGCAGTACCGACAGATACATCATTATCAAGAATAATTACCTCAGCAATATCACTTGCACCACTTGTTATTGTATGCGTGCTAATATCAGTAATTCTGCCATCAGATACTGTAATTTGCAATATAGAACTTTCACTTCCATATGTTGCATCTGGAGCATCAACAGTACCAGTTAAACCAATACCAGAACCAGTTATAGAATTACCAGTAGATATAGTTACATCACTCTCAAAATCTCCATTAACAACAAAATCGCCGAAAACAGTTACAGTTGAAACTCCAGTTTCTCCAACTCCATCTATAAGAAGAGCAGTAGTAATACCCACAAAATTTCCAACTTCTTCAAATGTACCTACTGTGTCGTCATCATTAATCAATTGGAATTCGTGCATTCCAGACAAGTACCTGATTCTATCTGTTCCAAATTGACTATGATTATCATTACCTTTATAAAGAAGTAGTTCCGAATCCTCTGGATAATTATAAATTCTTTCACCAATATAAGTATGAGTGTATGGTACTCTGGATGCAATTTGTTGAACTCCGGGAGAAATTACCCCATCCCAAAAAGTTCCATGAAACGCAATAAAGTTTGATGTTGTAGAGATACCAACTCTAACATTTCCATCAGCTTGAAGAGCAATATCTCCTGCAGTACTAATCTCAGCACCTGGAGTTGTATTTTTTGCAATGTGAACTCTTGCTGTTGGTAGAGTTGTTCCGATTCCAACATCTCCTGGTCCAGTGACAACCAACCTTTGATATAGATTATCATGTGTTGCAGCACCATCAATTGTTCTAAGATCTTCAGATGGAATTGGATGACTATAAGTATCAATATGAACTTCTGCTGCCGCTAATCTGATTCTATCTGCACCAGGTTCTCTAGTTGGAGGAGTAAATGGGAACGGGTCATTACCTTTGAAAAGTAGTAATTCAGATTTTTGTCCAACTCTTAAGTTTGGATCTGAACTTGGATTATCGTTTCTATATACGTCATCATATACTCTTTCAGCAATAAAACTATGAGTATATAAGTGGAAATTCTTCTCATCAACACCAGGATCAAGAGATCCATCCAAATAAGTTCCATGAAATGCAATATAGTTGGTTGTTGATGAGAATCCAACTCTTACATTTCCATCAGCTTGAAGAGCAATGTCGTTGTTTTCGTTAGGTCCAATATGTACTTTAGCATTTGCAGAAGTTGTTCCAATTCCTACATCACCAGAAATATATGTATTCCCTTGAACCTGTAGAATATTATCAGTCCCATTGGCATTTACTTCTATTGAAGAATTTGTAGCACTACTATTATTTGATCCAATTAATATGTTTCCGCCAGTTCCAACAAATAATCTATTATTTACTCTACCTGGAAATCTATCTCTAAGTGCTAATCCATTTGGTCCACCATATACATCCCAATATGATGTATTTGTTGTTATAGTAGAATTCCAGGTTTGGAATTCCACAGCAGAGTCTAGTGTTGAACTATCAGCAATTCTTGCGATTTTGACAGTTGCTGAAGTGTCAATAAAGTTAATAGGTCTAAATGCTTTGATTCCGGTCGTTGCATTAAAATCTAGAAGATTATCAAAGTTCAAATTTAAATGGTTTCTATTACCAGCAATAATTTTACCCACTAAGGATAAATTACCAATAACTTCTAATCTTTGTGAAGGATCATCTGTACCAATACCAATTGAACCAGCAGAACCTACACGAACTCTTTCTGTTCCAGCAGTTTCTATTGTGAAATTATCATTTGATGGAAATCTAATTGAAGTATCTGTATCACCTATATGAGTAATTTTATCCGCAATAGAAATATCACCTGAAAAATTAGCAGATGTTGCTGTGAGTACTCCAGTTACAACTAAAGTATCTGTATTGATACTGCCAGTATTTGCAACTCCAGTAAGACCAGAACCATCACCAAAGAATGATGTCGCAGTAACTATACCAAGAGTTGATACTCCAGTCACAACTAAAGTATCTGCATTAATGTTTCCAGTTTTTGCAACTCCAGTAAGACCAGAACCATCACCAAAGAATGATGTTGCTGTTACAATTCCCGTAAGATTTATATTTCCTGTTCCAGTAATATTATTATTATTAACATCTAAATTACCACCTAATTGTGGACTAGCATCTCCTACGATATTTGTTGAAATTCCCGTAAGACTATCATAAGGATAATTAGTGGCATCACTTAAATCAAATGCAGGAGTGTCATCACTACCTCCTAAAGATAGTTGAACTCCACCATAAGAAACTGTGGAGTTATCTAAAGAACTGTTTGGGATATTTGTTAAAGATCCACCAGAACCAGAGAATGTAGTTGCTGTTACAATTCCCGTAAGATTTATATTACCTGTTCCGACAATATCATTATTATTAATATCAAGATTACCACCCAATTGAGGGCTAGTATCACCCACAATATCTGTAGTTACTCCGGTAAGACTATTATATGGATAATTAGTAGCATCACTTAAATCAAATGCTGGAGTGTTATCGGTACTACCAAGACTTAAGGTAACACCACCATAAGTAACACTATCATTTACAAGTTTGTCATTAGAAATATTACCTGATAACTGCGAATTATCAATAGTTCCACTCAAGGATACGGTTACAATTCCTGCAGATGCTGGAGTTACTGAAAGATTTGATCCAAAATTAATCGTTCCAGCAGTACCTACAGATACATCATTATCAAGAATGACTATTTCTGCAATGTCACTTGCACCTGTGGTTAAGGTATGTGTGTTGACATCGGTAATTCTTCCATCAGTCACAGTAATTTGTAACAGGGCACTTTCGCTTCCATATGTTGCATCTGGAGCATCAACAGTCGCGGTTAGCCCTATACCCGATCCAGAGAAGGATGTGCCAGTGACAGCTCCAGAAACTTGAACATCCCCATCAACATCCAGTTTAGATGATGGTAGAGTAGATCCTATACCAACACGATCATTAATAATATTGACAGATAATATATTATCTGAAACTAAATCACCACTCTCTCTGGTTTTTCCCATATCCCTTTTCTAACTATTTATTAGAAGTTTGTAAATCAAGACGTTGTTAATACCCAATAAGATGTCAAGTAAGACCATTATCTCTTTTATTTAATATTCTATATCCTAATGAAAAACCATTATCAAAATTAAATTCGTTATACATTAGTTTCTCTCCGCTTTGAGGGTTTCTACTTCTGCCTTCAGTTCCTTAATTGATTCAATAAGAAGTCCAACTAAGTTTCCATATGCCACAGTCTTTGTTCCATCCTCAGTGGTGGTTACAACTTCAGGTAAAACTTTTTCAACTTCTTGTGCAATCACACCAGACTTTCTGGATTTATCCTCCAAGTCCTTACGAGTAAATGTTACACCACGAATTTGTGATACTTTATTTAATGCATCAGGAATAACCTCAACATCCTCTTTAAGTGTGATATCAGAGAAAGCAGTAACGTCACCTGTTGCAGTCAGTGCTCCATAAATTTGTACGCCACCAGAAGTGGTCCTTAACCTTTCTCCATTGTTTTCATAAAGTCTAACATAAGTTCGAGCAGTGTTATACATCTCAATTATTGTACTATGATTGGTTCCACTAGTATTCTCGCCTTGGTGATATACAGTACCTTGTGAGTGATTGTAGTTTCTGAAAAAAGTACTTGTACCATCGTGCCACATTCTATAATCAGAACCAGCTCCAAGTCTCAATGAGTCATTATCACCCAATTTGGTGTAGTTATTACCCCATTCTTGAACCTCAGAACCAGCACAAACAACGCGGAACTGGTCAACAGCATGGAACTGAATGTAGTTGTTCGTATCACCATCATGAACTATTGCACTAGGAATAGTAACGTTTCCTGTGAAAGTTGGTGAAGCAATTGGTGCTAAAGCAGAACCCTGAATACCATCAACAGTATCAGCATCAAGACCAGAACCAGCACCATCGTTACCAGTGTGCCAAACAATATTTGAACCAGCAGCTCTAACTGTTTGCCCAGTATTTCCGAGATAAATTGTTCTGTTAGAGGCATACCAATTAAAGTAAAGATTTCCGTTTGCTGGAGAATCTATATGAAGGTTACCGCTGGATCTAATTCTTGAAATGTCATTGCTGTTAGATGAACTCCAACCACCAAAGTAAATGTATTTGGTAGAGTAAGAAGAACTTCGTGTTCTAAGAACCTCTGTATTGCTTGCATGACCTGTAATTATAGCACTAAGAGTATCATTAGCATTAGACCTTAGGTAATTGCCATCAGATGCTGTTGCAGTCACTCCAAGATATGTTCTGATTAAAGCAGTATCATTACAGAAACGAACATAGTTATCATTACTATTGTTAGTTCTAAACGCAAGAGCACCATTAATATAACTATTGTTTCCGTAATTTGGTCTTAAAAGACGACAATTAATATCAGCAGATCCATTTCTACTAACTACAGTATTAGCAGTAGCATTGACATCTAGGTTTTGACCATCAAGGGTATCGGCGTCAAGACCAGAACCTGAACCATCATTACCAGAGTGCCAGACAGTGCCGCTACCAACTGTGAAACCACCATCAGCACGAATCATACGTGGAGTGAAGATATTTTTAGCAGTCTCTTGGTTGATTCTTAACCAAGTAGTATCTTCACATCCAATCTCGCCCATTCTTGTAGTTCCGTTATAAAACTGAATGTGATCGGAAACGTTATTATCTGCCTTCTTGATGAGTATTCTAGAATTATCGCCACCGTCTCCTACATTGAGGTCACCCTTATACAGACTAAGGTTACCTGAGTCCGAGAATCCAAAAACTGCATTATCGCCACTGTCTCGAATATACCAGCTATCACCCGCTGTCTGGAAGTCCATGTAGAAATCACTTCCGTTATAGAAGAAGGAAATGTCATTGTCTGTTCCCATCTGCAGGTTTAGGTTATCATTGAAACGCAAGAAACCGCCTGTCTTATAGTCGTTCTGATCAGACCTTACGAAACTTCCAGCGTTAAAACCATCAAGTAAGTCAGCATTTAAGTTAGTTACTACTTGAGTGCTATCAACTGTAAATGGAGAAGTAGAACCAGATGTACCACCATTAAATGCAGGTCTATTGGTGAAACTTAATGTACTTCCAGATGCACTACCAAAAATGCAAGTACCAAATGTGATTAGTTCGTTGCTATCAAATGCCCAACCAATTGATGATGTACCAATTCTTAACCAACCATTTGCAAAAGTTCCACCTGCAATCGTTCCTGGTCCATTAGGAATTTCTATTCCACCACCAAAATAACTTGGAACATTATTGTTTATGTAAACACCATAAGCTGTTGTAGGTAAAGTTCCCGAATAGTTACCATAAAGTAAGTAAGATGTATTTGTCTGTTCGACATTAGTGTTATTATCAATCTCTGCTCGTAATGCATAACAAGGTCCATAGAGATCTGTTGTTCCATTTATTTCTATTTCACTATAGACTCCATAAGCAGTACCAACTGCTGCTGAGTCTGCGGCACAATATGACTTAAAATATCCTCCATACTGATTATTAGTATCAGAATTACTATTATCTGAATGTGCAAATGCTTGTACCCCATAAACATTAGATACTGCTCCAGCACCCCCATTATCTTCAGCAAAGAAATAACCACCATAAACACTACTTGTAGTTCCTGTAGTTGGAGTAGCAGTTGCATTGACATAAAGTCCATTAACCACATCAGCATCACCTGTGCTATCTAAATCAATGTAGATTCCATATGCACGGTGTTCATTGGAAGTATCTCCACCAGTATTGGTAGAGTTGATATCCATATAGATTCCACCCTGCTCACGATCAGAAGTTGCAACTTGAGATCCTGATAATGTCTGTGAAATTTCTTGAGCAAAATAAAAGTCGTTATTGGTATCGGTTACAAAGTTTTCAATTCGTAATGCACCATTCTCGTTATTGTCCGAGTCAATAATTAATGGAGCAGTTATCTCAGAAGCAGTATCAGACCTCAAGAAACTACTTGCTTGTAAACCATCAAGAGTATCAGCATCTAACCCAGACCCAGAACCATCATTACCTGCGTGCCAGATGGTATTATATGCTCCACCACTTCTAACAGTAAGTGAATTTAGGTCTGCACCGTTATAACCTGTAATACGAATATTTCCAGAACTTGTTGCAGCGCCTTGACCAGTCCCCCCTGCTTGAAACCACAAATAACTGCCAGAAACTACGATTCTCCCTGCTGTCGAGACATCTGACTCGTTCAAGACTATTTGTGGTTCACTATTTGAAATGGTGAGACCACCACTCATGGTGTCGGAAGTGTCAGACCTTAGGAAACTTGCACTACTAATACCATCAAGAGTATCAGCATCAAGACCAGAACCTGAACCGTCGTTACCAGCGTGCCAGACTTTGTTGCCAAGTACTTGTAGACCAGCAGTCCTTGTAAGCCTCATTATCTCGCCATAGTTAATATGACTTGATAGCCAGTACCAACCAGTAGAATCGTTATTTTGTGCATATTCTACGAAAGATGTTTTATTTACAGCAGTAACACTTAATCCACTTTGATTGGCAACGCCTGCTCTTATTCCAATAAAATGGTTATTGTTGTCGTATCCTTTTATTAATCCGTATGTATTATTACCACCAGTCTGGACAAGAAGTTCTCCGTTTCTAACCTCAACATCATTGTCAAAATATGCAGAACCATCTCCTTTGACCCAGAAAGTATCTGCAAGAGTTGTTCCTTTTGCTGCTCTAAAAGCATAACTCGTTGCAGAAGTGCTATATGCATCATAGTGCATAAATGAAGCAGAAGCTGTCTCGGAACGGTAATCATTCGCATTACGAACCAATACTCCACCTCGCATTGAAGTTGAGTTAATATCAATCTGAGTTTGAATAGATCTTCCACCGTAAGTTACGTTTGCAGAATATCCTCCTGCAGCAAAGGAATAAAGTCCTGTAGCAGAGTCGTTAGCATCAGACCTCAAGAAACTTGCACTACTAATACCATCAAGAGTATCAGCATCAAGACCAGAACCAGCACCATCAACTGTTTTAATTAAAGTTAAAATTTCAGCAGCAGTTTGATCTGCTGTTGCACCTGACTCAATACCATCCAGTTTACTACCGTCAGACGCAATATCACGACCGTCAACTGTACCTGTAACCGAGATATTTCCAGTTACGTCAACACCACTTCTCGCGGTGATAAGTCCTATAGAGTCAACATTAGTTACATCTTCATAAGTTAATGTTCCTGCAATACTTACGTTACCGGAGAATGTTCCACTACCAGTTATATTGATATTACCAGTCCCAGTAATGTCATTACTATTAAGATCTAAATTGCCACCAAGTTGAGGTGTTGTATCATCAACAAGATTAACCATTACACCGGATACTTGGGAATGAGTTAATCCGGTTAAGTTGGACCCATCACCATAGAATGATGATGCAGTAATTATACCACTAGTGTTTACTGAAACTGTTGTTCCAATACCAACTGATGCTTCTTCTTCAATCTCTACAATTTGATTACTATGATTTCTGCGAGTTTTTCGGAAAAAGACCTTACCTCTTCTTTGCCTAAAAATAACTGGCTCATCATCTTCATCATCAGAATCAAGACGAATCTCATTAAGACCCCGAATTGTTTTTGCATTAGCGTCAAGAACAATAGAACTTGTTCCAATACTTAAAATACCAGTTACTCTTGCATTTCCCTGAACAACCAAATCTTCATTATATGTAATACCAGAACCTACAGGATCAACATGAAGTTTTGATGTAGTAACGACACCAGCAACATTTATATTTCCAGATGCGGCAATTTCACCATCCTCATCTATTCGGAATAACTCAGTACCACTTCCACTGTCCCCATTTGAAACTACGTTGAATATTTTATCTGTAGAACTATTATTACTATCAATTGCTATTTGTACACTACCTCTACTTACTACAGATAATGTATCAGATGAAGAGACATTAAGAATTTTTGGATAACCAGGATCTGATACATTAATTTCAATTCTATCACCAATTGGATCTTCAGTTCCAAATCTAGCAACGGATCCAGAACCTCTAACATCAAGTCTACGATTTGGATTATTTGTACCAATGCCAATATCTCCATCTTTGGTGATACGCATTTTTTCTGTGGGGACCGTATCACCAGTTGAAGATCTTGTGTAAAATGCTAGTTCTCCTCTGAAGTCGTCATTATCAAATTCTTGATATGTAATTAAAGCTGCTGGATGTGTATCATCTACATTGGCAGCAAAACCAATACCAAATTCTTCCTGTGATGATGCACTTCTTGTTTGAGTGGCAATACGAATAACTTCAGTTCCAGGTCCATTAAAGGTAGAAACTCCAGTTACATTGAGACTTCCGGTATCTATCGTATCACTAACTATATTTGCAGTATTCGCGAGACCTGTAATAGTTACAGAACCTGTGGAACTATCAATAGAAATATTATCACCAGCAGTAATTGAAGTTACAAGTCCAGATAAAGTAGAACCATCACCATAATATGAAGTTGCTGATACAATACCAGTAAGGTTAATATTACCTGTTCCAGTAATATCATTACCATTGACATCCAAATTTCCACCAAGTTGTGGAGTAGTATCACCCACAATATTAGTAGTGATTCCAGTAAGAGAATCATATGGATAATTGGCGGCATCAGAAAGATCAAATGCTGGAGTTGCATCTGAACCACCAAGACTTAATGATACACCACCATAGGATACAGTTGAGTTAGATAACTTACTATTTTCGATAGAACCTGCTAATTGAGCATTAGTAATGGTTCCTGTGAGATCAGTTGTTGCTAAACTGCCATCAAATGAAGTTGCTGTCACCACTCCAACAGCATTAATGCCCCCAGAAGTTACATTGATACCACTTCTCGCGGTGATAAGTCCTATAGAGTCAACATTAGTTACATCTTCATAAGTTAATGTTCCACCAATACTTACATTACCTGAAAAGTTTGCAGATGATGCGGTAATGATGCCAGAAATATTTGCATCACCACTTACGTCCAGTTTAGATGATGGTAGAGTAGATCCTATACCAACACGATCGTTATCAATATCGGTGGATATTAAATTATCTGAAACTAAATCACCTATTCTGGTTTTTCCCATATCCCTTTTCTAACTATTTATAGTTAAGATATAAATATTTAATAATAAATTATATGATGAAAAATTTGTCTGAATTGGGTTGGCAATATTTACCAAAAATCATTACAAAAGAAGAAGCAATATCAATAAAATATAAGAATCTTTGTTGGTTTCTTAAAGATTTAGGTTCTCTTGAAGGTCATTGGGATAGAGAAAGGGGAAGAGTATTGACTTGTTATGCACCTCCTACATGTGCATATATTATACATAGAGTCAAACCAATACTAGAAGAAGCATTAGGAGAAGAACTCATACCTACTTATTGGTTCTCTACTACTTATCATAATAAAGGGTGGATGAACTGCCACACCGATAGACCTTCTTGTGAAGTATCTGTCACCATGAATATATGTGGTGATGCCAAATGGCCTATCAAACTTAAAGATCTCACCGGAAAAAGAAGAGAAGTTGTAACTCCTGTTGGAGAGGGTCTGGCATATTTAGGTACAATAGTTCCTCATTGGAGAAGTCCATTAAGAACTCATGATAATGATAGATTTATGCAACTCTTCTTGCATTATGTGAGAAAGAATGGGCAATATGCAGAATATGCATATGATAAAAATCAAAAGTGTTATGATTTACTCAATGGATATTAATAAATCTTTACACCATACTTCTCTTCAAGTTCTTTATTAACTTGCTCCATTGTTTTCATTCCTTGAATAGTCATCCAATTTACCATAGCATAACGAGTTCCCGAAATAACTGGTTCTACTTTATGAAGATAATATTCTGACGATGGAAATGCAATTAATAATCCTGGTTCTGGTCTAATACGAATTCTTAGTTCTGGAAATACAAATTCACCTCCCTCAAAATCATCATTTAAAAATATTACAGTCGATAAATCTCTATCTGCAGACTTTTTCCAAATTATAGAACCATCAGGATTCTTCCATTTTGATACACCATCGACATGAGCATTGTAGTGTCCACCTTGCCCATATACAAGTAACTGAGGGATTTCGCTATCATTTATTTTAAACCCATAATGAGGATTGATAACATTATCAACAATATTTTGATAAAGGTCTTTTACCTCTTCAAGAATATTTGAAATATCTGCACTTTCTACATCTCTTATGTTTAAATCAATCTTACCTTGACCAGAAGAACTATTGTTTATTTTCTTTTCATTTGCTTTATGTGGATCAAAAACTCCCATTCTTTCTTTTGTTGTATTCTTTGCATGTTCAATTAAAAAATTAATTCCTTCCTTCGATACAACATTTGGCTGTATCAAAATGTTCATTATTGGGTGATTCATGGTTTATAACAATAAAATTACTTTTTAAGTTTCTGATTAAACAATGATTTGACTTCCTTCTTTTTTTCCTCATCAAGACCTGAAAAATATTCACCATACATATCAGTGATTTCTGAAATTCCTTCATTTACACTTTTTTGAAGACTATCAAGTAAACCAATGGGATCATTTAAATCACCAAATGAACCTTTGATTTTATTGATACCGTCCTTTAAAACAGTAGGAGCAATAGACCTTCTCATTGAACGAATATTACCAGAATTAATACCAGTTTTTGATGACAATAAATCGTCGTAAGCCTGACTTGCTAGTCTACGTTGCCAATAATTAGGTTGATCCTCATCATATTGTTCTTTAGTTATCAACTTACCTCCATTTAATTCTATTAGACGATTAATTATCTTATCAAAAAAATCAAGTTCATCCACAGCTTCTTTAAAACCTTTATTAAGATCCTGAATCAAAATATTTAAATTGAATTCGTCTATATCATACCAACATAATTCTTCTCCACCATCACGAGTCTTCCACCATATTGGTTCTGTCTTATCCTTTCCTTCCCACTTATAGTTAAATTCTCTAAAAGCTTTTTTTGCATCTACAATTCTAAAAAGTAAAGCTTCCGCAACAGATTTTCTATTAACAAGTGCTGATTTGAATGCAGAAGGAATTGTATAGTTATCGTGTATAATAAACTTTTCAATTTGAAAGTTTGTCCTACCCTGTGCAAGTTCTACTTCACTTTCACTCCAACGATTTATTTCATTTAAAACTTTGAATAAAAATTCATTATTTTCATTCAATACATCAGAAGATGATGCTAAAGCTATAGATTTGTAATTTTCATTCATAAACATTATCTATTGTTATCATTATTTATAATTACTATTTTGATAATACTCCCGATGACTGCGCACTTGAACCAGGAGGATAACTGGGTTGGTTATTTGCAGCGTTTGAAATTGTTTCGTTTGAAAAATCTATACGTTTTGTCTTGATGGGGGTTGGACCTCCTGGTTCAGTATAATATCCATAGTCTTCTGAAGAAATTGAATTACCAGTGCCACTTACATTTGTAGGATTATTATTTCCTGGTGATGATATTGTCTCATTACATAAATCAAAACGTACAACTGTGTTATGATATACTAAGTTATTATATGGTGGAGCGGGTCCGCCGTCAAATCCACCGATGAAATAACCATAACTTTTATTATATACATTAGCAGTATTCGCCTTTGCTGATGGAAGTGTTGCAGGTGAATTTGCCACTGTTTCATTTGCAAAATAAAGACGTTCTATTGTATTTTGATATGGTGGGTAATAAAACCCACTTGATCCATTAGCAAAATATGCATTATCTGCAGAATTTGAACATTTATGCTGGTATTTACTTAACACCAAATTATTTCCTGGTAGAGAACTGGTCTCATTTGAAAAATTAATACGTTGAATAGTTCTAATTGTATTGTTAGGTGTAAAACCACCAGCCCACCAACCATAGTCAGCATTAAATGCTGTAGCAGTATATGCAATTTTATTACTATTTCCAATAATCATACTACCAGGTGGATTTGACCACGTATTATTTGAATAAGTAATTTTATAGATTGCGTTCGAATATACTCCATATGCGGGCGCAGATAATCCACCACCAAAGAATCCTTCACCATTACTATCGTCCGATATACCACCTTGATTACGTATTGGAATGAAGGTTGATGTAGTGGTTGAATAGGTCTCATTTGAAAATGAAAATAGCCTTGTATCTTTTTTAAAACTAGTGGGGTATGGAGCTGTAAAATCACCTCCTCCTACTATATAACCAGTGGTTACACTTACTCCTTGAGGATGACCACCACTTGCAGAAGCTCCTTGAAAATCTTGTAAACTAATTGTACCTGAAGCGGGAATGCCTGAGGCTACACCATAATATTCATTAATTCCAATGGGATTTGTTCCTCCAAAAACATTTTGAACATCGCTAAGTGAAATTGTTCCAGTGGGAAGAGATCCACTTCCTCCTGTACAATGTGGTGGATTGGGAAGTGGTACTGGAGACGGAGATGGGGTAGGAGATGGGGATGGGCTTCCAATAAAACTCCATACACCAATATATCTTTTATCTAATGCACTATATCCTTTTGAAAATCCATTATCGTGGTCAAAATAATTATTCATCAGTTACCCTCCTCCAATTTTGCTTTTAAATCATCAATCTGTTTTTGTTGTTCCTTTATTGCTTCAATTAATACTCCAACCATATTTCCATAAGCAACAGTCTTTGTTCCATCTTGAGCAGTTCTTACAACTTCTGGAAGGACTGCTTCAACTTCTTGTGCAATCACACCTGACTGCCTAGGTTCATCATCTATATCTATACGATCAAAAGTTACACCACGAATCTGAGATACTTTATCTAGTGCATTGGGAATAACTTCAATGTTCTTCTTAAGGTTGATATCAGAGAAAGCAGTGACGTTATTTGAAGCAGTAATAGCACCACTATTACTAATCCTTACAATATCACTACCGCTTCTACGGAAAACACAAACTTCTGTAGAATTAGCACCAGCAGCAATGTAGAAACGATTGGAGTGGTATTCAATCTTACCTATATCATTTCCTGGATTTCCTGACCAAGTTTCATTACCTTCTTCCAGGAAATAAAGGTTTGGGGATGTTCCATCATTTGAATAATAACGAAGACCCCACTGATTAGCTGCATTTAGAAATCCAATAGAAGAAGCATTATCTGCATAAAGACTTGCTCTACGAGTCGTTCCATTTGTTTTGAACTCAATTCTTATACTGTTGCCAGCGTCTCTTACCGTCCATTGGTCTGTTCCGTCTGAAACAAAATGGCATCCGGTTGCTTCGTTATAAAGTCCTTCTCCCGCATTATAATTACGGAACCAATTATCTGCATAAAAGTCGTCAGCACGGACATTCTTACCGGAAGTTGCCCAAGTGTAACCATCAAGATTATCAGCATCAAGACCAGAACCAGCACCATCTGAAGTGCTAGTCCAAACTTGCTGCCAAGGATACCAACCTCCGTTATTCCAACCTGTTCTTAGAGCTATCTTATTTCCAGTATGTGGGGTATAGAGTTGACATAATCCGTTTCCATTTGCCTCAAAAACTGTTAAAACTCCATATCTGTAAATCCCAGGTATTGCAGATTCTGGGTTATTTGTTCCAGTATATGTGGATGAACTAACAACTCCATACATTCCAGGTTCTGTTATATCCCAACTTGTAGAAGCACCTAGCGCACTTCCTCTATCGCAGACGAAAGCAGATTTTTGCGATCCATCAAGTAAGTCAGCATCAAGACCAGACCCAGCACCATCATTTGCTGCGTTCCATATTTTTGTCCATCCTGCATAACTTCCACTATCATAATGACGGTTATACAAATCACCGTTATCATAAAAACTACCAGCAATTTGATGTCCCCAACCATTAGTACTATTTGTATGTCTTATGTTTATAAATGAATACCAAGTGTTTGTGGGAGCGTTATTAGCAGTTCCAAATACATCAAAGAATCCAGATCTTAAATTCTGTGCTGTATTCGTGTTCGCCGTTGTGCCAAGATTATTTGATCCGTATGGTATCCTGTCTGCCTGAATGCCGTCAATCGTATCAGCATCAAGACCAGAACCAGCACCATCATTACCTGCGTGCCAGACTGTGCTACCACCGGCAGAGAAAGAACCAGCGTAAACAATACTATTGCCACCGTTTTTATAAGTTGTATCAGAGCAGAAGTGCCAAGTGTTAGTCGAATCGTTGTGCCAGACATGATCGATATTGCTTCCGGTTCTGGTTGCGAAAGCACCGTCCGCGTCGTTTGCTATAAAAGCACCGTTATTAGAGTAAAAGTCCTTACCATTAGAACTTACACCGCCACTAAGTGTAATCTGACCAGTAGCAGTACTATTGGCATCAGACCTCAGGAAACTTGAAGCATGAAGTGTATCAACAGTATCAGCATCCATACTATTTCCAGCGCCTTCGTCTGCTATAGTAAGAATTCTACTACCATTAACTTTTGCGACTCCATTACTCCCTGGTAGTAAATTAATACCACCAATTAAAGTTGTTCCACCTTGTCCAAGCGCAAGATCAGCACTAGCGTCCCATTTAAGCAAAGTTCTGATATATCCGTTAGTATATCCAGCAATTCTCTGACCACTTCCAAATGCAAATGCTACCTCTGTTGCAGTATCAGTTCCAGTGCCACCACCGGGAGGGTCAAATGTTGCAAGTGTGGAGTTACCAACAAATGGTCCACCAAAGGTAGTTCCTTTTATATCAAGTGCGTAATCGGGATTAGTTTTTCCAATACCAATTAATGGTGTTGTTTCAAATGGTGCAAGTAATATAGTTCCATCTGAATTTACATCAATACTTGGAACACCAGATACATCATTAACTGAAAAAATACTACCGCTGGTTAAATTATTCGTGACTGAAAATAATTGTCCAGCACTTCCTTCAAAAGATAAAGTACCCCCATCAAGGTCGATTGCACTAACAGTGATTGTAGATGAACTGCTAGAAGTTGCACCAGTAAATTCAATTTTAGGGTCATCAGTGCTTGACCCACTATTAGGAGTTATAAGAATATCTTTATCAGAAAGTGCCATTTACTTATAAAATTCCTTTTATTATGTATTTAGATACCAAATCTTCCTCTGAGTGCATTAAAGTTTTGTTGAACTTCTGATGCTGTAAGAACTCTATTATAACAAATAAGATTTGCTATTTGACAAGTAGTGACCTGAGTTGGTCTACCGTTTAAATTCCACCCGTTTGGTCCTGCACTACCATTAGAATTTGTTACTTCATGATCAGCATTGATATAAAGAGAATAACTATCGGAATTTAAATCTCCAGTTCCTGTAAACATTCTCCACGTTGTATCTGCTGTGGGTGATGAAATATTATTAACCCATCCTTCCGCATAATAATCTCCATAAGTTGTGTCATGATGAGCCAATAACCAATTATTACTATATGAATTTATGGTTCTTCCAACATCCCCATTGACATTCTTTCTTACGAAAGACATTACAGTATAATTACTAGATGATAAATTTAAACTTGTGTTTTGTCCGTATCCATTTAAATCGTCTGGAAAATTTAAAACACCAGCAAATGAATTTACATGAGTAACTGCAGAACCCAGTGTAATATTATGTCCATTACCACTTATATCGGTCCAAGTAGTTCCACTACCTGGATATGATTTTGTATTTCCTGCATCAACAAGCATTACTAATCCGTTAGTAACTATTCGTGGTGAATGTGCAAGTCCCATATTAATCTCCCTCAGAAGTCCATTCTTCTGTTTCTAAAATGTCGTTTATTTGTGTTCTGGTATACGGACCTTCTACTTCCGAATTGATAACAAACTCGGGTGGCATATCACCCTCCCAATTCACATAAGTCTTTGTTTGATCAACAGATTTACGCAATGTATCTTCAGTAGGATCTGTTATATAAGTCCAATCAAGGTTAGAAATTTCTGTTGTGGAAATAACGTAATAATTTGCTGACATAATAGAAATATTTTAAATATTTAGATACCAAATCTTCCTCTCAGGGCAATGAAGTTTCTTTGAATTTCTGATGCTGTGAGTGCTCTGCTGTATATGGAAAATGTTGCTATCTTACCATTAGTAAATTGATTTGTTGTGTGTTGAGACCTCATTAAGAACAAATTGGTATTTGCCAAATTAATATCAGTCGTCATAGTAAATGGAGTTCCAGTTAGTGTATTATTAATGTACATACTACAAGTTCCACTAAGTCTTTTAAATACGACATTATACCAAACACCAGTACTTGGAGTCCAACTAAATGTCCCTCTCAACGCACCTTCAGCATAAACGTTAACTCCACTTGCACCTGTTTGATATCTAAACAATAAAGTATCCGACCAAGAACCATTTTCAAATATAGTATCAACATCAGTTGTATCAAAGTTAATCCAAGTAGAATATGTGAAGTCATTAGTTCTTGGAACTAATCCACTGTTTGATAGAGAAATATAAGTACTATCACTTGTGATATCAAAGTATCCATTAGTAAAAGTAGGACTTCCATTTACAGTAGCATTCCTTCCATTACCACTTAAATCTAAAGTTCGTTCATTAAAACTACTATCAAGTGTATATTCTTTCGTGAACTCAGTCGCAGTTGACCCTCTTTCTATTTGTAATCCATCCCACCATACATTTATTCCAGTACCACCAGATTGTGGACCATCAAGTCTCATTTGAAGAAATGCTGTATTTGAATTTGAAAATGTTCCGGTGTATGATACTCTCGTCCAAGATGTTGATATATTCACAGTCGTATTAGGAATTTCAACAAATGTCCCACCTGAATTCGCGCCGAATAGTAAAAGTTCGCCGGTAGTGCTTTGAGATGCCTTGACATATACACTTATTGTCCAAGTTTCTCCAGAGACAGCATTGGCAAGATTCCATATTGATGAGTTATAAGAAACGATATGTGGATCATTATTAGTCACTGCCATTTTCAATGGAGTATTTCCTACTGGAGAAGATATTGTATCTCTCGATAAAGTACTATTTGATGCGTTGGCATCGCCTCTGGTATCAACATACCATCCATAAATGTCTGTTCCTCTTGGAAAAACATTTGGACTGAATGACTTCTTATTGCCTGCATCAATTGCTAATACCAATCCATCTTCTTCTGAGTTAGGTCCTGAATATACTCCCATTAGACTCCAAACCTCTCTCTATGTGCATTAAAGTTTTGTTTAAACTCATCATCAGTCAATATTCTATCGTATAAGAATACTGGACCCATATAAGCGGTATTATTACCAGAAATGTTTATCTTAAATTCATTTATATCCCCATAACCCGCAACATCTCTAGTTTGTGTCTGGGTACTCACTAAATCACCTTGAGTATAGTGTTTAAATACTGTATTATTGTGAGAAACTCCAAGACACCACCAAGTCTGATCATCCCATTGAGATGCACTCATGTGTCCAAATGTAAGCCAACTACTTATACTGTAATCTTTTTGATAACCTAATATATATGAATTAGTCGTTTGTCTTGTATCAACAGTATAAAAATAATTATGAGAAGAATTGGTGTCATCTAACATTATAACACCTCTATAATCACCGGGAGTTGTTCCAGTACTTCTTACCCAATAAATCATAGACCAAACTTCATGATTTAAGTTGGGGGATAGACTTACAACTATTCCAGTTGAATAATTATGATCTAAAACTGTTCCTGCAATTGTATCATTTGCGGATACTAAAGTTGTTGGTGTCCCACTTTCAGTTCCAGTTAAACTTAGTAATGATGTTCCTCTTGTTTTGTTTGATGCTACTGTTTGGTTATAATCACTGACTGTTGAACCTTTCTCTAATTGTGCTCCCCAAATGTAAAAAGTAGTATTAATATTATTTGGAATACAAGGATACCAACTTGATGTTGTAGTTACAGTTGCTGTGGTTGAAAATCTTTGCCATGTAGTTGTTGCAGTATGTGTCACAACCCCTTGTCCATTATCTGTTCCGTTATATGTTTGCATAACAAAATTTTGACTACCAGATGCGGTTCTTACCCAACAAGATAATGTAAAAGTACCACTCCCACCAGCAAAAGTTTGATATAAGTATTGATTTGTAGCACTTCTAGATGCTGTATCTGCGGTTAATGTTCCATCTGGTGCTGCAACACTATTTGCAGATACAGTAAATCCATTTTGCTTTACCCAATTTGTTTGAGAAAAATCTTCACTGTATACTAGTAAATTTTCTTTATTGTCGAGACACTTTACATTTTTTGTATCATAATAAACTCTCAATCCATCAGTAACAATTTTTGGATTATATGCTATTCCCATCAGTATTCAACCTCAAATCTTTCTACATCTTTTCTTTCACCGAATACTGTATAGAAACAATCAACTATATCATTTGCAGACTCTACTACCACAGTATTATCAGCAATATCTACTACACTATGTAGTGGAGCTTTTCTTCCGATTGGTGTGAGGTTAACTGTAATTGTTTCCTCGTCCACCAGACCAGTCCAGTAATCTGGAAGTTCAATTGTATTATTGTCTTTCAGTCTTCCACGTATATAAACACCATTCTCAGGACCCTCCAATGAACCATGACGGAGTTTCATTCCCTCCTTAGTTGGGTGGTCAATGACGAATGACTTAGTGGTTGCTGAAAGAAGACCTGTAACATCTACCCCAGTAGAAGTTGTTGCAAGTTTTAATGAGTTGTTATTGAAAAGTTGTACTGCTCCACCAGCAATAAACTTAACACCTTGCTCAAAAGATCCACCACCTTGTGCTAATTGTATTTCACTTCCTGCTGGAACTTGTATACTTATATTGCCATTTGTGCTTTCAAAAATGTTATGAGTTCCATTGTGATAAATTTCACAATCATTACCTGTACCAAGTAAAATTTTCTTATTGTCATCAAGATCTAAATCACCGGTAAGAGTAATATTACCACTTGAATCAATCCTCATCCTTTCAGCTCCGGCAGTGACGAAATCCAAACTGTCACTATTATGTCGGTAATTGATCGCACCACGATAATCACCGTCAGTATCTCCGAAACGGATTTGACCAACATTATTGTTTGGGGAAATTAAATGTAATTCTGTATCTCCATTGTTTTCTATGGTCACTGACGCATTAGCGCGATACGCTGCACCAGAAAGAGAGCTCCTAGTTACATGAAGTTTACTTTGTGGATCTGTCTCATTGATACCAACACCACCACTCTCATTAATTCTGAATAACTCAGTACCACTTCCACTATGACCATTTGAAACTACATTGAATGTTTTGGTGGTATCATTATTATTACTATCAATTGATACTTGTACACTACCTGTACTTACAATGGATAATGTATCCGCTGATGAAGGATTATATAATTTTGGATATTGAGAATTTGTTATATCAATCCAAAGAGAATCATTGTTTATATCTGGGTCTCCAAATCGTGCGATTGTACCAGTACCTCTAACATCAAGTTTATATTCTGGATTATTAGTTCCGATGCCAACATCACCACCAGATTCAATTACAAATTTAGTATCCAGATATCCAGATCCGATAAAATATCTAATGAGACCTGTATTGTTTCCGTAAGCACCAAATCCACCAACATCTGTTCCATTATTAGTTTTAAAACCATAATCCATTGCCCAACCAACTGTATCACCTCTTCTTTGAAGTCTTGTTCCTAGACCCCCACTAGTGAAAAAGTGTCTATTTCCTGCAGATGTGTCAAATAGAACATCTAGTTTTCCGTCTCCAGGAGTGTCGGTTCCAATTGCAACATTGCCCTTAATGGGAGACAGATAAGTATCACCAGTTGTTAAACCAACACCAAGTACATCAGTTTCATCTGTTTCTCCTGGGGTTCTACTCTTGACTACAAAACATTCACTGTCAAAAATAGAACCTCCTGCTCTTGTATCTAATCTAAATATACCTCCAGCTTTAGTGTTGTCATATCCAGAGTCAATTTGAGGTACGTTGATAGCATAAGATAAAATTTCACCATCAACCTCAGTGAATATTGCACCTTTTTTAGTATTATCAAAAAATAATCCAGAGTCTGTACTAGAAGTACCACCAGCAATATCTCCTATTTTTATAACACCATCACCACCATCTATCTTCACATTACCACTTACATCTAGTTCAGACGATGGTGCATCAGATCCGATGCCAACTTTACCGTTTTCATCAATGCGAACCGACTCTGTTCTTGCGTTGTTCTGGCCTGTAAAGAAAGCCATCCTGAAGGCTGCTAGAACTGATTTGAACTCTCCAGAGCTCTCTGTGTAACCGACTAATCCTGTTCCTGTATCACCACCACCACCAACAACTCTTAAGTTTCCATTTAGATCTAATTTTGCTGTTGGATTTGCCTCATTGATACCGATGTCGCCGTCGGATTTAATTGTCATCCGAGTAATCGGAGCACTTCCACCATCCGGCGTGGTAAAGAATACTAACTTTCCAGGCATATCATTGGTGCTGGTGTTACCGTCTATCAAGGCCTCAATCTTTGCCGATTCTATAAATTTAAAGTCATCAGATCCTTGAAAACTTATTCTACCAAGTTTCTCCCCATTTAAGACGCGTCCCTGATTGCCTAATTGCGTACCTCTAACCCTATTAAAGTATAAAACGCTCGAGCCCCCAGTGTTTATGGTGTTTCTTGTCATTGAAATACTTGAGTCATCAACATCATTACCTTCAACCTGAAGCGCCGAACTAAGGGCCTCATTGGGTCCAAAAAAATTAGAACGAGCAGTAATGATGCCCACTAACAGTTTGCCGGAGCTGTCAATACGAACTCTTTCAGATCCGGCAGTTTCTATTGCAAAAGTATCATTTGATGGAAATCTAATTGCGGTGTCTGTATCACCTATATGAATAATTTTATCTACAATATTAACACTTCCATTAACACTTGCTTGTCCACTAATATCTAATGATGTTGCTGTTAAAGCACCAGAAACATTTACTGTACTTTGTAAATTGAGTAATGTTGAAGTTTGAGTACTAACAAGAATTCCATTAATTCTGGTTTCTATTGCACCCTTTTCCGCAAGAAGAGTCGGACTTACAATTTTTCCAGTTATAGAAGCATATTCCCTTACCTGTCCACTACTATTTTCTCCAGTAAATCTTAATTGTCCAATTTGATCATCTACTGCAGGTGATGAGCTATCTCTCTTAAGAGTTATTACAGGTTCTGCACCACTTCCAGAATCAGTAGAAACTATTGTTAAAAATCTTGATGTGATATCTCCATCAATATTAACATCCCCTCCAAGAGTAGTGATGCCAGTTATATTGATATTACCAGTACCAGTAATATCATTACTATTAAGATCTAAATTGCCACCAAGTTGAGGTGTTGTATCATCAACTAAGTCACCCATAGCACCCACTTGGGAATGAGTTAATCCAGTTAAGTTGGACCCATCACCAGAGAATGATGATGCAGTAATAATACCTGATGAATTAATATTTCTAACTGCCGTTAAATCATCAAAGTTTGCTTCAATATTTCCAACAGCAAACTTAGTTCCTGATGACATTGATGTAGTACCAACACCAAATGCATAGTTTGATATCCAAGCATCAGTATTCAGACCAGAGAAGGAGTTGGACTTAAACCACATAATTTTCTTATACGTGGTAGGTAAAGTCTCACCTGCTCCAACTAAATTAACGAGTGGACTACCTTCAGTCGATGCAAGAGCAATACCACCATGACTTGCAGTACTATCATCTGAAATATCATTCCCATTAACATCTGATCTAAAACCAAGAACAAGATCAGGGTCAGAAATTCTTAAAGTCTCGGCAAAAATTGTAGCAGAAGTACCACCAATGGTAACTGTTCCATCTACACTTAAATTACGAGTGACTGTTAAATCTCTGGTGACAGTAAGATCCTGACCAATTGTTACATTACCACCAATAGTTGGATTAGCGACAAAACCAATAGTTGGAGTTGAACCTTCACCAGTTCCACTAGTTACTTGAATTTCATTTGCTGTTCCACTAACTGATTCAACATAATCACCAGAGGTGTAAGTTCCTAAGATAATTGAATCTGTGGTAATAGTTGCAGCAAGTGCTACAGCACTAGTACCATCAAAAGATACTGCTGATGCTGTTACAAAATCTCCAGTAACTGAGAAATTTCTTGCGTTTTCTAATGCAGTCGCAGTTCCTGCATTACCATCCAAAGTTCCAGTAAAAGTAGTAGCAGTGATAGCGCCTGAAACATTTACATTATCAAGTTCAGTATGTCCATCTACATCAATACCACCAATAAATGTTGAATCGCCATCAACACTTAGTCCTACTCCGTTGATCAGCTGTAACTCATCAGATCTTTGACGACTTACAATTGTGAATGAACCATCACCTTTGATTGCTGTTTCAATAAGTCCATCTTCAGTGCCAAGAGTTTCATCAGAAATTTTACCAGTAATTTTTGCATAATTTTCTTCACCACCATTACTATTCTCACCTTTGAACATTATCTGTCCGAGATAATCTCCAGGAGCAGGTGAAGAACTATTCCTATAAAGAGTAAGTTCGGGTCCTGCAGTACTTCCTGTATCAGTAGAGAGTATATTTATACCATTAGAAGCAGTTTCAAACTTCTTTACACCATCATAGTAAAGCTCTACTGCTGCGTTCGGCAAAAACTTGGCGTAATCTTCAACTACTCCACCTGTAAGTCCACTTTCAGAATAGAATAACATGCTAGAGAGAGATTTAAATCTAATCTGACCAACATTATTGTCTATAAAAGCAGTTCCCCCAGTGTGATAGATATAAAGATCTTCATCTCCAAAAATAATCTTTTTATTTTCCGCAATACTTACATCATCGCTAAAAGTAGAAACTCCAGTTACATTGAGACTTCCGGTATCTATCGTATCACTAACTACATTTGCTGTGTTTGCAAGTCCAGTGATAGTTACAGAACCTGTGGTAGTGCTAATAGAAATATTATCACCAGCAGTAATTGAAGTTACAATTCCAGTTAAGTTAGAACCATCACCAGAGAATGAGGTTGCCGTTGTAATGCCAGTTAAATTGATATTACCTATTCCAGTAATATTATTACCATTGACATCGAGATTACCACCTAGTTGAGGACTGGTATCTCCTACGATATTCGTTGAAATTCCAGTAAGAGAATCGTATGGATAATTGGTAGCATCTGAAAGATCAAATGCTGGAGTTGCATCTGTACTGCCTAAAGACAGTTGAACTCCACCATAAGAAACTGTAGAACTTGCTAACTGTGCATTAGTGATGGTTCCTGTGAGATCAGTTGTTGGAAGATTGCCACTAAAAGTCGTAGCAGTAATAACACCAGTCAGATTAACATTACCTGTTCCAGTAATATCATTACCATTAACATCCAAATCACCACCTAATTGAGGTGTTTTATCTGTAAAAACAGAAGCAGTGGCTAAACCTACATTAGTAAATGCAACAAGTTCAACAATATCATCAATCGAAACACCTGTTGTTAATGTGACCGTTGTGCCATTAGTTGCTGTAAACTCTGTACTATCAAGTCTACCTCCATTTAAATATACATCAACAAAACCAACATCGTAACTCACACTTCCCGATGGAGGGAATAATGTTTGGTTTTGAGTGGCTACATATCTGTTTACTGTCCTAAGAGTAGAACCTTCTGCAATAATACCAGTTAAATTTGAACCATCACCATAGTAAGTTGCTCCAGTAACTATACCAAGTGTCGTTACTCCAGTCACAACTAAAGTATCTGCATTAATGTTTCCAGTATTGGCAACTCCAGTAAGACCCGAACCATCACCATAGTAAGTTGCTCCAGTAACTATACCAAGTGTCGTTACTCCAGTCACAACTAAAGTATCTGCATTGATACTACCAGTATTGGCAACTCCAGTAAGACCCGAACCATCACCAAAGAATGATGTTGCTGTTACACTACCTACAAGATCAATATTACCCAATCCAGTAATATCAAAGGTATTAACATCTAAATCGCCACCTAATTGTGGACTAGTGTCATTTATAACTGTAACGTCAGTAAAACTTACATGAGTAAATGCAACAAGTTCAATAACATCATCAACAGAAGCACCTGTTGTTAATGTAACTGTCGTTCCATTATTTGCTGCAAATTCTGTACTATCAAGTTTTACTCCATTCAAAAACACATCAAGGTAACCAACATCATAAGTAACAGTTCCTGTTGCAGGAAATAAAGTCTGTCCTTGAGTAGCTATAAATCTGATTGTTGTTCTTGTGGTAGAACCAGTTGGAGCAATTCCAGTTAAATTTGAACCATCACCAAAATAAGTTGCTCCAGTAACTATGCCAAGTGTCGTTACTCCAGATACAACTAATGATGATGCAGATACTGCACCAGAAACATTTACATCTGTTACAATATCACCATTTAAATTAATATCACCACCAAGAGTTGTGACACCGGTTACATTAAGAGATGTTGTGTCTAATGTATCCGAAACCATCTGAGTGGTATTAGCGGATATTGTTACAATTCCTGAAGATGATGTGACATTTATATTACCACCTGCAACAATTGAATTTACGACACCCGATAAAGTAGATCCATCTCCACTAAAATTATTTGCAGTAAGAACACCAGATACTGTTGTATTGGTTGTGATTGCAACTGTACCATTCAGAGAAAGTTTTGGGGTGCTTCCATTACCAGCAAATAGTTTTATCTGTCCAGCATTCAACTGAATTTTAGTATTTGTACTATTATCAGTTCTTCTTCTGATTATATTTGCATAAATGTCATTATTGAATGTAGATACACCTGTTACTGATAAACCTCCATTATCAATTCTGACACCACTCCTTGCAGTGATAAGACCGATCGAGTCAACGTTAGTGACATCTTCATAAGTAAGAGTTCCTGCAATAGAAACGTTACCAGAGAATGTTGCATCACCCGTTAAATTGATATTACCCGTTCCAGTAATATCATTACCATTGACATCTAAATTGCCACCTAATTGTGGTGTGGTATCTCCTACAATTTCTGTAGTGATTCCTGAGATATTTTCAAACGGATAATTAAATGCGTGAGCAAGATTAAATGCTGGTGTTGGATCCGCTTGTCCAAGAGATAGAGTTACACCACCAAATGAAATACTACTATTATCTAATTTACTATTATTAATAGAACCTGCAAGTTGATCATTAGTGATTGTACCTGTCAGATTTGTTGTTGCTAAATTGCCATCAAATGTTGTTGCTGTAACAACACCAGTTACGTTTATTCCACCATCTTCAATTGTGGTTGCAGAACCAACGGTAACTATATTATTGGTACCGTCAATAATTACACTATCCGAACCAACTTGAAGAGTTCCAGTTGATCTTAAATCTCCGTCTACATCTAATGTAAATTGAGGATTAGTAGTTCCAATGCCGACGGTGCCAATATAATCAATAGTACCAGAACCAAAATGCTCGTTCCATGGGTTAACGAGTGTAATTGTGGTTCCTATTCCAACACCACTAGTATCCTGTCTAGTGAAAAGTTTACCATCAAATGTATTAAGACCTAGTTCACCTGCATCTAAATGTACTAATGTGGGTCTTTTTTGATGTACAGATGATCGCTTAAACTTAATCTTCGGGTTAGACATTATATCTTAGTGGTATATACCTGAATACTGTTATGTAACAGTATATCTATTTAGAAGTCACCACCATCCGATTTATTGTCTGATATTGTTGTTTTTTTACGAGTTGGTTTTGAATTTAAATTTTTAATTTGTTCCTTATATTCTTCTACCGCTCTATCCAAATCAGAGATTGTTTGGTTCTGTTGAGAAATAATGTCATTTTGATATTGAATTTTTGACTCCAAAATCATACTTTGGGAGAAATAATCATTCAACTTCTTTTGAATATTTTTTAGATAATAATTAAGTTCAGTTTGTTCCATAAAAAAAGAGGGGACTCCATAAATCCCCTCTATTTATTAGAAGTTATTTAACTATCAGACGAAAGTACCACCATCAACAATGATATTTGAAAGGAATCTCTCGGTTCCAGTACATTCGATTACTGGTGAAGTACCCGCACAATCGGTAATAAACAGTGATCTGGCTTCAATGTCAGCAAAATGATTAATAGTTTCAATAGAATCAAAAACACTAGAACCAATAGTAACCTGACCAACAGTGACATCAGTTGCAAAGCCAATTCTGAAATCACCACCTTGCTTAACTTTTGCAACAACTGCTGCTACTTTTGCATTATCTGAACTTACGCCTACACTATTGTAATACAGTGCAAGACCACTATTGTAAGTAGTTACAAAGGAAGGAGGTTGAGTTGTGTTATCTGGATTTCTCTCAAGACCAAGTTCAATGATAGGAGAAGTAACTTTTAAGTCTTCAACATCAATACTAGTGAGAGTTCCATTAACCGTTAAATCGCCGGTGACCGTAAGAGCACCACCAACTGTTGCATTATTGGCTATATTGATAGAGTCGCCACTAAATGTGTTGGCAGTTATAATACCAGATGCATTAACGCTGTCACTACTCAATCTATCAATATAACCGTCACCCCAATTATGTGTAGGTGAACCAATATTTTTTGAACCATCCGTCGTGGATGGGACTAAGTTTGAATCTACTTTTGCAAGGATATTGACAGTATCGGAAACAGCATCACCAATAGTAGTGATACCTTGGAATATCACGCCATTAGATGCGGTCAGCTGACCATTAATCAGAAAATCAGCACTAGAAGTAACTCTTCCCGTTGAATCATCGATAGTGAGAGCTGCAGTTCCATCTGATGCTCTTATTGCTCCAGTATCGACAGTTGGAACGTTAAGTTCAGTTGTAATATTGACTGTATCAGGAAGACCAATAGTTAATGTATTGGTACTTGCAGCAGTTTCTATCTCAAATGCAGTTCCTTCAATGTTTAATGTATTGCCAGTTGTTACAATACCGGACCCTGTGTCTCCATCAAGTGCAAAGGTGGCAGCTACACCAATAATGCCATTTTCAAGATCTTGAAGTGCGGTCTTGATAGTTGCGTTATCACTGATAGTAGTACCAGTGAATGTTCCTAGATCTACAGCATCTCTTGCAACACCAGTCAGAGTAATCAGGTTATCTCCAGCCTCGCCATCATCAAGAATATCTCTACCATCAACATTTCCAGTAACAGTAATATCTCCAGTAACACCAAGAATATTATCACCTGGATTATATGTTATACCTGCATCTGTTTTTACTTCCTCATGTGCAGCAACACTATTATCACTATCAACAAAGGTTAGGAATCTTACAGCTGCTGTAGAATCTGTTGCAGTATTAACTTTGGTTGCATCTGTTGCTGTCGTCGCAGTACCAGTAACATCACCAGTAACATTACCAGTAACATTACCTGTCAAATCTCCAGTAACATTACCAGTAACATTACCTGTCAAATTACCAGTAACATCGCCAGTAACACCACCTTCTAAATTTCCCGAGAAGGTTGTTGTGGTCAGAATACCGGTACTAGGATTATAAATCAGACCACCGTCAGTTTCTAACCCTTGTCCGCCACTTGCACCATCTGAAAATACAAGGAAAACAGATTCGTTTTGATTTCCATTATCATTTAAATCTACAGTCGTAGCGGTACTTGCAGTACCTGTCAAATCTCCAGTTACATTACCAGTTACATTACCTGTCAAATTACCAGTAACATTACCAGTAACATCTCCCGTTAAATCACCAACAAAAGATGTTGCAGTTACAACACCAGATGAAATATTAATACCACCATTATTAATGGTAACAGCAGAACCTACTACTACTTCAGTAAATGAAGCAGTATCACCACCTCCACCAATAATATAAGTCTTTAATCTTGATGCTGCGGTTTTTCTATTTGTCCCAGTGCCACCATCGTCAATAATGAAGAGGTCATCATCCGCAATATCAGCACCAATATCAGTCCCACCATCAATATCAATTACGTTTAAATTAACATCTCCAAAACTTAAAACACCACTTGCATCTGTCTGGAGAACTTGATTTGCAGTACCATCAGTACCTGGCAATGTAAATGAAATATCTGCAGCGAGAGAATCGGGTGATTGAAGTTCTACAAAGTTATTACCATTGTTGGTACCTTCAAATAACTTAACTCCACCACCCTCAGTAGTTGATTCGAGATTGAAAAACTGATCACCACCAATTAGTCTATTAGTACCACCAGGACTACCAACATAAAGTTGGTAGGTATCAGTAGTAAATCCGGGTTCACCAACGGCCAAAGTTGGGAGATTAGCAAGCGCGCCTCTTTTAAACTTTAAGGTGGGAGATGCCATTTTTTTCTCTTTTTTTATTTCCTTATATAGTTATTTAGAAATAGTAGTATGTATACTAGAAAGAACCAAGGTCTGTAGTATTATCAATAGTTCCATCAGAAAGATCCATGATTTGTAGTGGTGACTCATAGATCCATGTCTCATTTGCAGCATCGAATGATAGAAGATCATGTTGTTCAGGAGTATCGGTTGTTACCGCAAAACCAGCAACAGTTGTAGAAGATACCTCTGAGAAATCTTTAAATATAAATTTTGATCTTTCAGAGTCGTATGTTAATATTGAATTATCTGCAAGGTTTGAAATATCAACATCCGACAAGTCTCCTAAGTATCCTGCACCACCTCCTCCTATTGTTGAAGTATACTTTACACTTTCATAGACCATCTTACGAAGTTGATCAATCTCACGTCTTAAAACATTGACTTCGTTATCATTTTCATCATCAAGATTTTCTGATGGGTGAATTTTATCTAAGATTTCAATACTCTTACGTATATTTGAAGAGTTGTCAACCTCCACATCAACATCAGCTCTTATCTTCCTTAAGGTTTCTAATTCCTCAATACTTTCATCTATACCTTCAATTTCAGCAACTGGTTCAGATGGTTTGAGTGGTTCTGGTTTGATAACATCTTCAGTTTCAATTTCAATTGGTTTATAATCATCTCTCCAATTTGTGGTATCAACTTCTTCTTTTTGTTGTTTTACCCATTCATCAGGTATAATACCATGTTTATCTTTAAAATCGTGATGTAATTTTGTTGGAGTAATATTATATTCTGCAGAAATACCCCTCATAAGTCTGTCAATTGACTTGTAAGAAGTATTCTTTAAATTTAATAGTTCTGTCTCAAGAACTTTAATAGCTTCTTTTGCTTTCTTTTCAACTTCTGGAGTTTCAGAGAATAAGAAAGATTCAAATATTTTTGCATCCTTCTTTATTTTTTCTAATTCTTTCTCTTTCCTAAGTTTTTCCTCTTTTATTTTTTTCTTCTCTTCACTTAAACTTTCAAAAAGACTCCCAAGAGATACGTCTCCAATAATCTCCTTATTCTTTTCAGTTTTTTTCTTTTTCTCTTCTCCTATGAGAGAAAAGAAATTTCCTAAATCGCTCATTTTAGAAGGTTCCATAGTCTTGACTGTCGTCATCCACTCCATCAGAAAGATCCACAACCTCGAATGGAGAATCGAATACCCATTTTTGTGATCCAGAATCAAAGGTGATAACTGAATTATCTGCGGGTTCACCTGGCATTATGTCATATCCACCAATATTTGTAGTGGCAGCACCAATATTATGAGTACTAATGAATTGACCTTGTATACTATCAAATACAAGGTAAGTACCATTAACTATTGTGTTTATATCAGTGGCTGCTATTTGAGCAAGAGGACCTAAATCAGTCACGTCTAATACTATCTCGGTTGCAGGTTTTGATTTAATAATATTTATTGATGGTGAGACACTTATTACCTTACTCACAGTTGAAAAACTTTTTACGTTTTCCAAAGGAGCGGATGAAGCCTTTACGACTTTCTTTCCAGATGAACTAGACCTTTTTACAATAGGCATTAGATTACGTGGAAATTCCTGCGGTAACCATAGCAGAACCCTCAACTAGTCTAGACACTCCACCAGTAGGAGATGTCAATACAATATCATAAAAATATCTTCCAGGTTTAATACTCACAGTCACTGCTGCTGACATTGCAATAGAAACTTCAGATGTTTCAGAATTAATTCCAACATTAAAACTGAAAGATTTTGGTGAACCTGGATATTTTTTGATCTTTGATACACCAGTGTAATCAGTTATATCTGATAGTGATCCATCAGATTCAGTGGAAGTAAATACCTCACCAAAATCAACACCTTGAGGGATAACTATATTAATTGAAGGAGTTGCAGCCATCTCTCACGTCTTTTTAAGTATTTATATCTTTACTTACATTCTTTAACATCTTTTGAAGATCTGCCGTAGAACCAACAAATAGTGCATTGTTGACAGTAGTAGGTCCTTTTGATTCTTCTTCCTTATTCACATCCTTCAGTTTTTTCTGAAGGTCCATCAGTTTATCTGTTGCATCAGAGACATTTTTTATCAATTGACCAGCAACTTCATATGCTCTAGGCATCTCACTCTCTTGTGCAAGTTCAAGAATACCATTTATAGCCTCTTGACCTTTTTCAATAATTGAATAAAGATTACCTCTCGTGTATTCATAATCTTTACGAATATCTTCCTGAGAGTTTTCATATTTCTCTATTCTTTTTTCTATCTCGTTCTTTTCTTTTTTTACCTCAATTGGTTCTACGTCAAAAGTTTCGTTAAGCTTCTCATACTTGTCCATAAACTAACCTCAGAATACATTACCATCAAAACCAAAGTCGTCTCCGATCTCAATTAGTTTATTGTCCTCATTATTGATATTGTAAACTTTAGAACCAAGAACATGATTTTGAAGAGGTGTATTATCTTGTGCTCTTCTGACAACCAATTTATTTCCAGTGACTGTTTCTACAAACATTTCTTCTTGACCAATATAAATGTATGTTCCTTCAGTAATAGATGATGAATCATCAACATCTATTACATTCTCAACCATATCAACATTTTCAGAAAGAAGTGTTACAACAACACCATCATAATCCTTGATTGCTCTAGGAGTAACTTGGTAAGTCACATCTCTCTCATACTTACCGGATTTGGAACCAGCAATATAACCAATAGTGGTCTTCTTAATGATATCTCCAGATACATCCTTGAGTGGACCAAATACGTATGTCTTCGCAGTGAATGTGAAGGTATAAATCAGTGCTCTTCTTGTATCAAAATTACCTTCATATTCATCTGACATATCGATATTATCTAATACGACAGGTATGTTAATTACTTCTTTGAAATTTCCAAGAAACTTGATGGGAAGTGTGTAACCTGGTTGGAAATATGGAACAATTTGTTCTACAATCTGCAACATATCATCATTCAGTTTGGTGTAAACTGACAATGTGATAGTCATATTGTATGGTACAGGAAGATAAGTCTTTCTCTCTTCTGACCCATCTTCAGACTTAATAACCATCTGTTGTGTTTGAGTTGATTTCCTAGAGGAATCATATGTCAGATTGGTAAACTCAAATGACATTCTAGGAAGAGTCAACTGAACAGGAGCATTCAGATCAGGACTCTGTTTCAGTCTTGCAAGAAACTTTTGGGTAGGTCCATACGCTAGAGGAACCTTGATAACACTTACAGTATCATCACTATCATCTTTGTGTTTAATTTGGATCCCATTAAAAAGTGAACCAAATCCAATGATAACAGATCTGAAAATCTCGTTGTAAAAATACTCAAACATTATCTTAAGGTTATATACTTATATTTAGGGCATACCGAAAGGATTTGAGGAAGAGAAGTCTATAATTGAATCTCCCTCAGTTTCAATATTGTCATTATCTGCGAAAGGTGTCACTAAATCGTCGGTATTGACACCACCAATCACATATTTTGCACCAGAATCAGATCCTGTCAAATATTCACCATTAACAAAGGTACCTGAAATAATTCCGACTTCCATAACATCCGTAACACCATTCCAATCCTTTACTCTTGCTGTAGTACCCGAAGAAGAGCCTGTGACAACTTCATTGTAAATAAAGGTTCCACCAATAGAAACATTATTTGTACCTGCTGACACTGGGTTTTCGATTGTTACAATAGGACTTGAGCCATATCCTGATCCCCCTTCCAAAATGTAAATACCAGTTACAATACCAGAGGAACTTATGGTCGATATCGCAACAGCATTTTGAGTTGGTGCTGGTAATTCAGAATCAGTTATTGTAACTGAAGGTGCATTAACATATCCAGATCCTCCACTAGTGACTTCTATACTTTGAATAGAACCATTTGTAGATATACCAGTAGTTGCTGCAAACCCAGAACCTCCACCACCTTGTACTGTAATCATTGGTGCTTCAGTGTATCCACAACCAGTATTTGTAAGAAGAATTGATGCAATTACACCAGACTTTCCTTTACAACCAGGATATTCATAAGAAAGTGATGCAATTCCCACTGCAGTCACTCCTCCCGATGGTGCGGATGAAAAACCTACAACAGGTTTAGAACTGAAGTTCTTACCCATATTGCTGATAAAAATTTTATTGACAGCACCAGAAGAACAAACTGTTGCAGTTGCTGTTGCGGATGTTCCTGCACCAATCAAATTAAGAGTTTGAATATATCCAATATCTTCAACTTCATTATCAATATCACTGACACTCGTATCAATAACTTCATCTTCATATCTGAAGAGTTCACATCTCAACTCATAAACATAGGTTTTCTTGAGTTGATAAAATGGTTGCTCATGTTCTACAAATTTAATTTCGAACAATCTATCACCTAAGGGAAAATAAATTAAATCTCCCTCTTTTGGTCTCGTACTTAATTCAATATTAGGAATATCTTTAATTAGTGGTGTTATATAATTCTCATATCTTTCTTTTGAAATGATCAATTGAAGATCATCTTTATTTTCAATACCAAATTTAGATAATAATGTACCTTGTCCTGTATATCCCTCGTAGTTATCAAGATAAGCCTCAATAGGATATGCATTATTGAATTCTGATTGAATTACTTCCTTAATAACTGTATTAGAAGTAACATATTGTCTAGGAAGATAATAAACTTCAACTCCATACATCATCAATTGTTCGTTGATAAGACTTTGGATGAGATTTTGCTCACCAGATGAACCGTTTAAAAAGAATGGATTTAACATAAGTTATCACCCGATAAGATCTAGTGGTGGTATCTCGTATGTACTTAACATTCTTTCCTGTATTTTATCAAGTTCTGTTTGTGCATCATCGTAAAGTTGTCTTCCATTAAACTCGATACCACCCGGAAGCTTAACTCCTTGAAACTTAATAAGGTTTTGGCCCCACTGTCTCTTGATGAGAGCAGTCAAGTATGGTTTTAAGAAAGAATCATTATATACTCTGGGATAATCATTAGGATCATTCATTGCCCAACAGTCAATGATTATAAATTCTCCTGCCTTAATATCGTGCCAATCAACATCAATATACAACCTATCCGTTCTCTGATTAAATCTTATTTGTTTGTGTGTATTCAACAAATAATTAACAGTTTCCAAATAAGACATTGTCATTGTATATGACAATAAATCAAATCCACTTGCTCCCCATCCATTTAGACCAATAAAATCATTTAACATGTATTGGTATCTTACATTGAACATACCTTGACCATATCCGCTATCAAATTGATAGATTCTATTTACACCAATAATTGATGGAGGAATTTGAATATAATTACTATTTTGATAATAAGTAAATGTCGTTGCAGTTCCTACAATATTTGTAGAAGCAGATATAGATGAGATACCTGTAGTACCACTTTCTCTTTGAGGTGCACCAGGAGGTCTTGCTCTTCCTCTATTAATATCGTCTTCGGTTAATTGATACTTGAGATAAACTTGAGTTACCCCATCAAAATGTCTCTCTTGAAAAAACTGAATGGCATCATCAGTTAGGTCTTCAAGTTGTTCATCAGCAACGTTGATCTCCAAAACAGGAGCACCTAACTGCCTTAAACAATAATCAATCAGTTCTTGTCTAGTACTAGGCTGTGCCATCTATAATTAGACCTATCTATATTGTTATTTATTTAATAAATCCGTGATAGAATTAAGCATAGACTTAATTTCATTCATATCAGTTTTTAAATCCGTAACTTCGGATTGAAGTTTTTCGAACTTTTTCTTTTCTTTATTCAGATTTTCCCTATTTTTTATATAGGTTTGAAATTCAAGATTATTTTTGTTTAATATTGCACCAGAATGAGTATCTCTAAAATACCCATCTTTTCCTTCAACTGGTAAATGATTTTTCATTATGCGAATGACAGAACTCTGAGGTTTCTTATTTGAGGTGCATTAGATTGATCAGTTGACGTTCCAATAATCTTAACTCTAAATGACTTAAACGCAACTACATCATCAATAGTGAATTTATACTCTCTAAACTGATCTGAAGTAGGTTCAGGCACATATGAATCTACAGTTGGAACTCTCTTATCTGAATTACCATCATTTTGTGATATATCAATGATTGAACCATTGGTATCAATATTATTAAATCCTGGGAATGGGGTAAATATTACCTCTTCTACAGGCACATCTTGATTTAATGCATAGAATACTCTAATATCATTAAAATTAGATGCATATCCGTCAAGAAGAACTTCTAATGATGTTGCTGGATTTTCAAGAGTAACATTCTTTGAAACATAAATGAATCTATTTGGATCTTCTTCAGTATTGTTCACTCTAAAGTCGGAGATATAATCTGTTATAGGTCTATTAACTCTATTCATTGTGAAGACAACAGATGCATTATCAAGATCAATTACCGGACTTATTCGTGAATTGTTTGATAACAATGTGAAATTCAATGCGAATGATTTTTTACCAGGTAATATATCACCGTTTAATAAAAGTTTCTCATTTTCTCGTGATGCAATCATCCTCAAACCATCGAAGTAATTCTTATCATAAAGTGTAGTTTGTTGGAATCCTTTATCTAAGTAAGATTCTTGATTTCCTGATACACTAGATGCGGAGATAGTTCTTGATTGAGATAAAATGTTAGTACCAAGAGGTGTAATTGTTGTGACTTTAGGAGTAATTAAATTAAATGGTAAATTATATGTTCCTTTAACCGATGGACCACCCCCAACTTTATTTTCGTTGAAATATAAAGGAACAAATCCCTCAGAGTTACTAGAAGATCTATTTGAACCATTGGTATTTGTTTGAATTTTAATATAATAATAGTCTAAACCAATGGGTTGTTCATTAAGTTCACTTGAGTTTACATTAGAAAGTTCGTGAGTTGTATTAATTCTTCTTAATGAAACCCCGTTCAATTCGTATTTAAAGATACTTTCTCCTTTCTCATGGTTTTGTACCACAGTGTTATCAATACCTCTAGTTACACCTACTAATGCACTTCCATCAACGCCAGTGTATTCTATAATCTCGTCACCAATTTTTACGTAACCGGGATTAGTACCAGCAACACCAATATTTTCAAATGTATTGAAGTGAGTTGGAATATTGTTAGTTACTATAAATGTTGTGGAATCAAAGTTATAATCCTGAGATAATGTAGTTTTTGCAGTGTCACTTTTCACATCACTGATGGTCACCGTATTTACATTTGAATATAAACCATGATTTCTTTGGAATACTCTTATATAATTTCCTTGTTCGGTTACGTTTATTGATAAAGGAACAACACCACCACCAACTGAAGAATTTAATTCAGTTGTAATTCCTGAATTATTATCATAATAGAGTGGGAAAGATGAATTAGTAGTAAAGTCTCCCTGAACATTGTCAATAACAAGTGTATTACTACCAAGAATTGCTTGTACTGAAAGTTGAATTCCAGAACCAAGATTTAAATCACCTACAGTGATTGGTGACAAAACATCACCTATAACATATCCATTTCCGCCATTATTGATAGTAGCACCTGTAACACTACCATTCTGAATTGTCAAATCTGCTGTTGCGTTTAAACCTTTACCAGTAATTGAGGTAAGTGCAACACCAGTATATGTAAAACTACCAGAAGATGGCGTATATCCGATTCCAGAGTTTGTGATAGAAAGATCTGATGTGATTGATCCTGCAAATGCAACAAGAGTTCCCTCACCCACTCCGTTCAATTGTTTAACTGTATTTCCAATAACAAGTTCAGAATCAGAAACAGTAACACCAAGACCAATTCTGATTTTCTTTGAATTAATTTTTAACCCATTAGGATCAATTAATGAGAGATCTGATGGTAAATCTGGATTAAAGAATGTAACTGATCCTTGAGACTTAAATATTGCTGCATAAAGTGTGAACTTAAGATCTTCAAATTGAGAAGGTGTCCATACAGAAGCATTTTGTGATTTAAACAATGATCCAAGGAGTGGTTGTTCTGTAACAAGAATTTGACCAGACTCTTGACCAAGTGTAGAAACATCTGCTTCCCCAAGTCTACTTATCCATACTCTATACTCGGTTGACTTGGAAAGAAGAACTAATGCGTATTCTCTTCCTGGATTCAAATAAACAGGTGCTTCAAGATTGATAGTTGTTGGAACTGTTCCATCCGAACTAATATTGACATTATCTGGATTTACACTGACAGCAGAGAATGGTAAAACTCTTTGCGTTGGAGTTCCAAGATTAGTTTCTCTAATTTCAAACAAAACAGGAACATTTGCATCCTTTGATTGGAAGAATACATCGACCTTGGTGATGAATACGCCTGTAGGATCGTCAACTATAAATGTTTGTGCAAGAGGGTCAATTCTTCCTCTTCCATTTCCTGGTAGTCGAGTTGGTATAGGTGCAGGTGGGACTAATACACTCTGACTTGTAGATGTTGTATCTGTGTTAGTATCTGTAGATACAATAGTCGTACTTGCCGATGAGTTATCACTCAAAGATCTAGATTGACTTACATCAAATTGTCTTACAGTTGCATTCCTCACAGACAATGTACTCTCTTGAGTTGTATCTAAATCTCCCTGTGAGTAAAAAATTGATTCACCTGCTGTAGATACGATACCTTCTACTAAACTATTAGTGCTACTGCTTGTAAGTCTGAAATTAGTTCTACCAGTTTCAAATGTGGGATTTGCAGGATTAGATGGACTAGGAACAAAATAAGAACATTGAAGAGTTCCTACTCTATCTGAAATCAATCTAACATTGGTAACCTTAGCTTCAGCACCACTAGTGGCACCTGTCAAAATCATAGAAGTTGAAATCCAACCACTGAATTGGGACAATTCTAGTGACTGAAGACTGAAAGTGTCAATATTTAATATTGAAGATGATTCAGAATAGTTTGGAGGAATAGTAATTTCTCTATCATATGGATTTGTGTCATAAGTATCTGTTGGATTATTAAATGGTCCATACTTATGATTGGTTGCAGCAACTCTGAAATTGATTGAGGGAATAGTAGAACTATTGATTATATCAGAACCTCCGTCATTCATTCTGCCCCTTATTGTCTCACCAACAACAAAGGTTCCATGTAACATTTCAATTTCAATGAGTTTTGGTGTTACATAGTTATTAACATCAACATCGTCAAAGAAGGAATAAAGTCTTGTAAATGGTTTGAATCCAGTAGCATTTACATCAATATTACGAGATCTCATGAAGTTGATGATTTCTCTCTTTACAACTCTGTTTCCTAGAGACTCGGTATCAATTCTCTCGTTAACAAAGAATTGATTACCTGTTCTATTTTGCGCTAAAGTTGTAGACGTAGTTGCGGTAATATTATTGGTTGTTATGTTTGTAGTTTCCGTCTGGAATGTTTGTGTGGTTACTGTCAGACCATTGGAAGTTTGGGTATTTTGACCCGTTTGTCTATTAGAAGAATTGGTCTGAGTAGATTGATTGTTTGATAAAGATGTATTGACATCTACACCAACAGTTTGCCAAGAATTCCAAACTACAGGTGATATACCCGATCTTGAACCATCTGCTCTTGTTGTAATTTCTGCGTTAAGAGCCTCTGCAACACCTCTAAAAGATCCCTCTATTAGAACATCATTTACTTCAAGTTCGTTAACATCAATCCAAACATCTACTTCTGGAGTAAGTTCAATACTACCTTGCCAGAATTGAACGAGGAAAGGTGTTACATTTTCAACTCTAGTTGCATATGGTTGTTGTAACCATGCATCATCCGTATAATCAAGTGTCAGAATTCTATCAGTCTTTTTAACATTTGTACCTACTACTTTAGCAAAATTAGAATCTTGATTTGTATTTGAAGTGGTACCGATACCAGATATAGCAGTAGTACCAAGTTCAAGATTTAATGCAGTGGTATAGTGAGATGGTCTAAGAATACCTCTTTCAGTGTCTATACTATTCCTTACCCCAATAGAAGTATCTTGAGTCTCAAGAGTAGTAAAGTTATCAACAAAAATACCAGATTTAAATCTATTGTTCCCGTTGGCATCCTCTACGAACAAATTGAGTGTATTTGTTTCCAGTTGATTCAATGAAGTGTAATATTCAAGATTTTTAATTCTTTGCTCAAGTTTTGCAATATCACTCATCTGATATCTTTTATTCTCAATGAATTTTACTTCTGCATCAGTCGTATTATAGAGATATGCTGGTAAGTAAATATTAGCAATGTTCATTACATTGCTTAAACTTTCTGGAAGTCTTGGTTGATCATCTGGAGTACCATAAGAAACTCCAATTGAACCCTCTCTATCAATATATAATCTATCAGCTCTGGGTAAGTAATATTCATAAGTTACAGTGAGTGATTCATCTGAAGCTATAATATTTTTGGATGATTGTAAATTGCCACTTGCACCATCAGCAAATACTCTCCCATCAAATTCAAATGGTGATCTTGCGCCTTCGGATAATGAGTAATCAGATAATCTTGGTCGAGCATCTATGATATCAGAATTTCTTACATTTCCAATCAATGAAATTTCTTTACCATAATCATATCCAGTGTATGAATTAATTGTTGTTATGTCACCATCATCACCTGGGTCATAAGTTGATGATGCATAATAAACTCTCAATTTTCTGGAAGGAATTTGTGCTTCACCCCTTCTAATCAGTCTTGAATAGTCATAGAAAGTATTTCTTTGACCATTAAAGAACTTAAAATCTGTTGTAATTTCTTTTGAACCTAAATTTACCTCAGAGGAAACCGCATTTACGGTAGATTTTTGGAAATTTATTACCTCACCGTTTTTAAAAGTTGATTGATTCAAATACGTAAAGTAGATTGAATTATCGTCAAGTCTCTTTAGATATATTGCTTTTGCACCACTAGTTTTGCCGATCAAAGTTTCACCAATAATCAAATCATTAGTTGTTCCACTTAATCCATCAAGTTGTAATAATGTCATGAATGGTGATGTTGGATCTTCATTATCCTCTGACTCAAAAATACCATAGATTTTGTAAACATCTACTGTATTGAGTGATATTATCTCATCTTGAACTCTTGTTCCAAATGGGAAGTTCCCATAAGTAAGACCATCATTTAAAGTGGTTGTTCCAATACCTGACGCAGAATTACTAGACTTATTGATAATCAGATCTTGAGATATATTTCTAAGTTTTGTTTTAGAAGTTACATTAGTTTTTCTAATAGTTGTAATTAATTGTGTATCAGTATCATTTGAACCAAGACCATTAATTTGAAGTGATTGAGAACCATTGGTAAAATCAAACCTGTCTTCAGTCAATACTTCTGTACTGCCATCAGATCTAATAAGAGTATATCTTTCTTCATCAAATGGTAAAAATACCTCATTAGTCCCTGCATTAATAACTGGAGTAGAATTATTGCTAATAGAGGTATTGAATTGTTTTCTTATAATAAGTTCTGATCCTACTAAATCGACGGATGAAATATTTTGTTTTGGAAATTCGCTGAAAATCGCATTGTTACTCGATGAATTGCCCGAATCAAAAGAACTTGCTCCCTTTGTACTAAGAATTTCAAGATTTGAAATCTCTTCATCTGATTGTGGTAATCCTCCATCACAAATACCATTTACAGTTGTAACTCCAACTATATTTAATTTTGTTCTACGTACTCTTGAAACCCTTCCAAAACTTACATTTTCGAAACCTGGTCTAGAATATTTTACTAAATTGCCGACTGATGCAATTCCTATGAATGAAAATCCAGGATCTGTTGGTAATGTGATAAGAGAAGTTCCAGAACTATTCTCACTCTTAATACCGGCAGAACCAAAACTACGTATTGAAGTTTGTACAGTATCTCCTGTAAAAGTTTTGGAACCACCTACATTACTGAAAACTGACTTTACGTCGGAGAGTTTATAGTTTGTATCTCCTACAACAAATCTTGAGTTATCTAAAACTCCATTAAAGAGAATTCTTTCACCTGTGAAGAAATCTCCCTCAACATTATATGCAGTTATTGTTGTAGCTGATGAAACATTACTCTTAAGATAGCCTTTTGCACCACTTGATTCACCTTTTATAAATGTTGATGTGTTAAGTGTTACTGGTTCATTTAAAGTAATTTCAGAATAAGTTTGAACATCAAACAATGATAAATCAAAAACGTTTAGATTTGGGAAAGTAGTGTCATAAGAACCACTCTCCAACGCAAAATCATAAACTCTAGCAATTCCAATTTCCTTACCTGATGATAAAAATGGATCATCACCCACCCTCTCATCTCTTAAACTTAAAGTCAAAGTGGTATTAACACCAATAGATGCAGAACCATTTACACGATTAAGATTTAAAGTTGGACCAAAACCAAAATTTACTGCTTGATTTTCAAGAGTTTTTGTTGATCTTGGTTTTTCAAAATCAATCAAAGATGTTGCAATAGTCTCTACTTCATAACCCTTGACATATGCCTTACCAGGAGAAATTTTGTAAATTCCAAGATCATCACTGGGAACATTACCGGATTGTGTAGTTTGATTTGAATTATAGATTCCTCTATTACCCTCATTATCATTAAGACTGTTTTTTACAGTTGTTACAAACTCTTTTACATAATAATTACCAGATTCATCAAATGTTCTTCTTGCAAATTCATCTCCAAGAAAGTTAAATTCAGTATTTTTGTTAATTACACGTAAAATTCCGTCTTTTACCTCAGATAACTGAATAAAATTTGTATCATCAAAACTCCCAAGTGGTTTTTTACTAAGAGATGTAGAAATTTTCAATCTATCTGCACCTGGAGCAGTAAAATTATTAAATCCACGTGCATTATCATTCAATGATGTATCATCATCTGACGAAATAATCTCCTCAATAACGTCTAAACCAACTCTATAAGATGGTGTGTTACTGTATTGATCTAAAATTAATGTTTCCTCATTAACATTAACAAAATATCCTCTTATATAATAAATTCCTCTTGAAATATTAAATGAAGAACCAATAATTGCAGCATTTGAGGGTATTGTTAATGCAAATCCTTCGCCTGATGATATAAATGTTGACGCAAAAGATATGTTTTTACCTGCTAAAAGAATTTCATTATCTAAAAATGAAATTATTTCTTCATCTGATGTTGGAGAATTCTCATAATTCAGATAAAGAGTGTAAACTCCTCTCTCCGACTCTTGATCAGTGATATATGATACTACTTTTGCAGTTATACCTGAGGTTGCTCCTGTGATAGTAGAACCAATGAGTTGATCAAGATAAACTCCGACAGGAATACCAATAAACTCTGGTTCAATTTGGACACCATAAAAATTTTGGATGTATGTTAAATCACCAGGTATGACTTTTGTACCCTCTTTAAAGATATTATTGCCAAAATTCTCAACCTGATTTTGAAGAATTGATTGTAAGCTAGTTAATTCCCTTGCTTGAACAGGAAAACCTGGCTTAAATAAAACCTTGTAAAAATTTGATTGAGGATCAAAGTCGTCAAAATAAGGTGCGACATTGAGATTAGTTTCCTGTGGCATATCTCTTAGAATTGCAAGATAACTTTAACGTCTTCTTTCTGTGAAGATGATCTAGTAACAGAGGGTCTGTTGTCAACATAAATGATGTCACCAGAATATTTCTGAGACTCTGGATTAGAAACTCCATTAGTGAATTTCTGACCCAGGAAGTATGTCCTATTATTTAGAGTGGTAGACACACCTGTAAAATTCTGGTCAATTGTCAGTTGAGAACCTTCATTTGGTTGTATAATAAGACTTCCTCCTATTGAATCGGGAGTTGCGGTAAATCTTAATTGTTCAAAACCATATTCTGGATCATTTTGACTGTCGTTAATGTTGTCAAAAGAAGTTTTGAATCCTGCAGTTCTTCTATCCTGCCAATATTTTAAAACTCCAGTCTGTTTATCATATGAAACGACTTTTCCAACTGCAGTTGAACCAATTCCTGTACTTGTATCTTTGAAAATTGTTTGTGTAACAAAACTATCTGCGGTAAATGATGCTTCTCCTATATCTCCTACAAGTTTTAGAGCATAAAGAGCACTTGCTTTATCTTCACTTAAATTGGTTACTGTGTTAAAACTTTTTGGATTTTTAACAATTCCTACTCTAGCATATTCATTTCCAGTTATAAAATCCGGGTTTTGGGTATCATTCTCAAATCTTGCATACGAAAGGACATTATAAGCACCCAATTCTCGATAAATGTCTGCACCATGACCACCAGGAGGAGGTATAATTACATTAAAAGATGGATCTTCGGTACCTTTTGGAACACCACCACCATTTAAATCGAGTCTTCCAAATGAATATCCACTACCACCCTTCGAAACTGTAACAGACTCTACCTTTGAATCGTTATTTACAACAATTGTTGCTTCTGCACCCTTTCCATCACCAAGAATTGGAACTGTATATGTTCTATTAGCATCTCCAAGACCAGTTCCCCTATTTCTAATAGTTACTATTTTGATTTGGCCAGAATTTTTTGCATTTTCTCTGATAGCACTATAAATGGAACTGGTATCCCAATCATTTGGTACAGGAATGTAACTGGTAGATTCAAATTTTACGATTTGACTAGGATTTATTGTATAAAGATATTTCCAAATATAACCGTCACCACTACTTCCAGCCTCTCTTGGTTCCAAATCTGTAAAATTAGGTTCATCAAGAGATGGTCCACCATTAAATGAATTATCAGGATTTGAATTGTTGAAAAGACAAATATAAACCTTAAATTCGCTATTAATTACGTAGAAGTTGGAATCGTAGATATCAAATGCGTTAGATGGTAGAGAAGGATTAGTCCTACTGATATCATTCCTCCACATATCATATGTGGTTCCTGACTGCCATTTAATTTTTTTTACTACCTGACTTACATCCCCAGAATTTATCTTTTTAAGGGCCAACATTGTGTCCCAATAAAAATTAGATTCATCTAAATTATCTTTAGGTGCGGGAGGATTTGAATCCCAATCAATCTGGAATTCTGTCGCATCAGGCAATCCAATCCAAGCATAATATGAATTATTAGAATCTTTAACAGAATCTACAAAATTCTTGGCATTTAATATACGAAGTTGATCAGTAATTATCGCAGCCATTTTTTATGGAACTTTTTTTTCTATTTATAGGTATATTGAATGTTTATAATATATAATTATCAAATTTTAGGGGATTGAACCTCTGAACAATTGGTGATGTTGTTATACCTGCATATGGTTGTGGAGAAAATTCCAGTGCAGTGGAACTTACCCTATTAATAAACTCAATTTTACCATAAGAATATTCACCATATATTCTAGCATTATTAAAAGATCCATTACCGCTTGAGCCAGAAACCAAAAATTCTACTCTTCTAATAGTTGTTGTTCCAAGTCCCACATTTGATAGATCCTTTTCGAAATCATAAGCCTTTGTTGCTCTGTAAATTCCATCAGCAGTATCATTACTCAACAATGAAAAATTTGAACGATTGATGACAAATACATCGTTCTCCTCTATTTGACTTATTGTAATTGCAGTACCAACATTATTAGCACTTCTTACAAATGAATCCTGAGGTATGTAAAGTTCAATTGTAAGAAGATCATTTGCAGATTTTGCAAATCCTACAATCTGTCCTTGATCACCACGATATGAGTTCACTTCAATAGTCTCTCTTCTTAATGATGGTTGTTCAACTATGATCAATGGATCTTGAGTATAACCAGCACCTACATTATCAATTGATATTGAAAATAATTGATTACCAACAACTGTTGCTGAGGCAGTTGCACGTGTTCCACCTACTTTATCATCGGGCTCACTTATAGAAACAGATGGTGAAATAAGGTTGGAATATCCAATTCCATTATTTGTAATAGAAATTGCTGCAACTTCTGAACCTGCAATACTTACATTAGCAGTTGCAGGAACAATTTCGGATTGGTCAGTAATATTAATCTTATCCTGATAATCGATGAGTATTGTCTCTCGATTAAAATTAAACAATGGTCTTAACGTATCAACATATACAAAATTACTAGATAAACCAACAAAAGAAGTAATATAAGCCGAAGGGAAAATAGATGGCTCTTGAGAGACTCTATCTTTGGTTACAAATTTTCCATCAATAGATATGTCAGTAGTTTGTTTACACCAAGTTACAGGTCTAACAATGGTTTGATCAGTTGTAACTCCAGGATTAATATATGGGAATGTATTAGTAGTATCTAATGTTGTAATTCCAGTAACAGTTCTTGGATCTTGTGACAATGCAATTGATTGCCCTCTCTCAATATCATTATTAAGTTGTAGAGAATCCCCTGGCTTAACTGTTTCTAAAACATCAACAAGAACAACGTCAACATTTGGAGTTCCTTTATAGAAAAGAATTTTTGAAGTATCACCTTCTTTTGGTGGTTCAGTAAATTCTATGTCACCACCACCTGTAAATTTATATGCCTCTCCAGGTACTTGTAAAATATCATTAATAGTGACAATAAGATTTTGGGAAAGAACAATACCTGAACCTTTTACCGCAACAATTGCAAATGGCTTACCTGCAATCGTAAGTGGAAACTTCCTTTCAATTCCGTCAAATTTGTTATTTAATTTGTCAAATACCTCAATTTCTCCTAATGTCCACCCATTGAATGTATCACGATAGACATCTGATACTGTAATTTCAAAATTATTATCTGAAAAATCAGAAGTAGTTGGAATTCCGTTTGGACCACCAGTTTCAATTGTTAATCTTTCCCCAATCCCATATGCAAAACCTCCACTGATCAGATCGAAATCTATAACACTGGAACCCTGACCAACTGTGATATCAACTCTTGCCCCAGTTCCAACTCCAGTTTGACCTTCGGAATATATTAAAGGAATGTTAGAATATGGTATTGGTGCATCAATGACAATTGATGGTGGGTCACTTCGCTTTAAACCTGATCCTCTATTGTCTATATTAATTGCAACTATGTTACCATTTTGTACAGTTGCTGTACCTATGTTGAAAATTGATGTTATTCCTGTATTCGGATTGACATAACCAACATTTACTACAGTCTGAATTCCAACTCTATAACCGGAACCACTGTTCCCAATTGAGACACTTTCGATTCTTCCAAATCTCACAGTGCAAGTTGCACCGGCTTGTATTAATGGTTGATAGCCTAATCCATTAGTAGATCCTAAAGATATAATTGTTCCACCTCTTGGAACATCAGATTTATTTGGATCATCTTCTGAGGACAAATTGTCTCCAGTGTAGACGATACTTGTAATTCCAACCGACTCCACTAATCTGAAATCCCCAATAGTTTCTTGTGTTCCTTTTGGTTCTTGAATAATATTGGAGTTAATAATAATAGCTTGTTGAGTTGAAAACCCAGTTACAGTATTTCCATTACTTAATAATGTAAAGTTTCTCTCTTGACCATTGAATTGACTCTGTATGTTATCAAAAGTATAATTTGTGAAGTAAGTATCAAATGTTTCATTTTCAATGCCACTTCTTAGGAATGTTCTTCCCTGAAAAGATGAATTTGTAGTAATTCCAATATAATCCCTATCATCAGGACTTCCCGTAGTAGTTCCAATTGGAGTTTTACCAAATGGTGCCGAAGTGAAATGGATTATATTGCCTAAAATATTATAATCTCCACCCATCAGTTCAATATTTGCTCCGTTACTATGAGTTTCAACTTTAGTGCCCAATTGTCCCCTAAGAACTCTAAATGAATTTGTACTTTCAACACCTATGTCTTGAATTAGCATAAATTCATCATCAATTTTAATTAAATCGTTGGCCTTAAATGATTGTACACCTACAACATTAAATATATTATCAAATATTATGTTCTCATCCAATGTTGTCGAAACATTTACCTCTGTTAAAGGTGCCTGGATTAAATTGTCAATCGCCACCAACGATTTTGTATTTTGTTTTTGGGAAGTAATTTTATGATCTGTTCCAATACCAACTGATGTGATGTCGATTAAATTGGGTGAACTGAATAGAGCATCTGTAGCACTTACAGCAAACCCAATCTTAGAATCACTAATCTTGACTATAAAGACTTCTGTTGGTAATTTATCGGTAGTAACTCCAGATATGTTTGTCGGTGCAATGTTAATTGCATTGGCACTTGAAGACTCAGAATTCTCATAACTATAATTTACTTTTTCGCCAGTTACAAAGTAGTGATTATTAATAGTAACTTGATTTGATGTTGTATTAACAACTGAAGAATCACTTCCATTAAATATTCTTTCGAATATTGGGAAATTATTATTCTTCAATTCAAATGCAGTCTTCTTATCAAATTCTGTACCTGTATAATTTCCATAATCTGAAAAGAGAATATTATTATTTAAATCACTAATCGAATTAATTCCAACAATATTATCATAATTCTTAAGTGTTATACCAAAAGTTATGACATTAACTGATGTATTTGGATTCGGTGTAAATTCTAAATTAACTTGAGAACCACTTACCGATGCACCAACAGTACCTAAACCACAGCAATTCGATAATACTTGACCATATTTTACGATATTAAGAGTGTCTGAATCAACAAGATGACACTCAAACATTTCATATTCGTCGTTTGTTACATCTTCGATAGTAACCAAGAAGTAACCTGAGGAAAATGGATCTGAATAAGAAGCAATTGTTTGTGCTACAGGATTGCTGTGTTGGAATATTGACAAATAATATGATTCCAGATTGGAAACTTCCAAACTTTGTGAACCTACATTATTATTTTGGTTATGAACTTCAATTACAAGGACATTTGCAGTTATTGCAGTCCCAACGATAGGAGTAAATTTGACATCAATATTACTTCCTACAGTATTTGCACCAAATGTTCCAAATCCTGAAGTTACACCAGGAGCAGTATTAATGTCACCATACTGAAGAAGTTCGACTTTACCCGAATCATCATGAAGAATATTTAATTCTGTGTAGAAGTAATTATTCTCAGCATCTTCAAGTTGAATATGTACTTTTGCGGATCTATGTGCAGAATCAATTTGTACAAGTGTAGTTTCAGTATTAACTGGAACAACCAATGAAGATGATCCTATTGATATAATGTCTCCTAATGTGGTATTACCTACTCCTGTAACACTTTCTACACCACTGAAAGAGAAGTATGATATATCGTAATTATTAAATTTGAAATTGTTTGGGAAGAAAGTAAGATCCCATTGATCATCATTTTGTCTATCATAATCAAATGAACCAAGTGCGATGTTTGATTCTATTGAACCATATTCATTTACGTAACCATTTGATCCATCTTGGATTACAGTTACAGCACTGAATTGTTTTCTGTTTCTAAGTTCACTATCTTGAACTAATGTGAATATTTTGTTCCAAGCATATTTGTTATCAAAAGTATCTACTACAGAGAATTTTGTTTCTCGAGCATTTGAATTAAATTCTTCACTAAAATCATCAATTTTTAAAACTCTGTTTCCTCTTGATTCAAAAAAGTCAATTAGAATTTTATTTTCTAATACTATATTTGTTGATACTATTTTTCCATCTGATATATTTGAAGTTCTTTCTGTTGCACCATCAAAATCATAGAAACAATAAAGTGACTCTTCACCAATTACACTGACAACCGACACAACATCAATTTCAGCAACTGTAACAATACCAACTGCGGTATTTTCAACCACTAAATCACCAAATTTTTCAAAACCAGAAATGTGACTCAGCGAACTAACAGGATCATCCCACCTATCATAGGATATTTTAGATTTAAGAGAATATGAAAAGTTTTGATAATATTCATTATTAGGTATGACCTGTAAACTATCATTTAAGAATCCAGAATTTTTCTGCCACCCAGAAATAAAAGTTGCTCCAACTCCAAGTTTAATTGTTGAATTAAAATCAATTAAATCCTTAACAACACCAGCATTTCCCGATCCTTGAGAAATAATAGTTGATCCTTTTTCGAAATCTTTATCAGACTGAACATATAAAAATCCACTTATTGGATCAAATCTTTCAATAATACCAACACCGCTTGGATTAGTTACTATCTCCCCTTTAAAGAATGGAGAGGTTTTAATAGAAGCTTCAAAAATAGGAAAGAATCTTTCTGGAACAACCGTACCAGATTCAAAAGTGGTTACATTTCCAGGAATTTCCCCATTTTCTAAGAAAGTTGTCAAATCGTATTCAATGTAAGCTCCATTACCCCCAAGATTTGGGTCAAGTGACTTAATTTCAAACAATGAATATTCATAATCCTCTGAGTTATAACCTTTGCCAGTAGTACCTAATCCAATTGCAATATTTTCAACCAATACAGATTCACCAACAACAAAAGGCCAATCACTTTCCTTGCTAAATTGATTCTTAAATCCTAACCTTACAATTTTTGTGTTTTCATCATAACTTACAGAACTTATACTAAATCCATTTGTATTATTGGTAGGTATAAAAGTTGGGGGAGTTAAATTAAGTGAATTTGTGTTCTTAATGATTCTAACTTGATCATCTCCTAGATTATAATCTAAATCAACATCAATCTGTTCATTAGTCAGTCCATCCAAAACTATTAAATTTGGTGCTTGACTGTAGTTAATGCCTGCGGAATTTACACCAATTGAATCAAATTTCCCTAATGGAGTAACTAAGAGTACTTGTGGAAGATTTGCAATTACATTTAGTGTTTTATCTGATGGGTAGCCAAAACCAATATTATTAAACTTTGTAGATAAAACTTTTCCGATCGTGTTGGATGATGGTCTTAGTAAAGCACCACTACCGGTTTCACTCATTACTGAAGAAAATCCTGGAAGTGATTTAAATCCAATTCCCTTGTTAAACCCATTCAGTTTACTTATTGGTCCTGTAGTATTTTTAGATACTGTAGTATATGTGACATTTTTATTAAATGAATTATTATTATCAGGATTAAATGGAATATTGTAATCAAACGTATTGTTAGTTATATTAGAGATAGTATATGTACCATCAAATTTATTATGCACTAAATTTATAGAATTGTTATTAGGTACATCCACATCTTCATATATTTTAAGTTTTTTATCAGGAATATTGTCCAAATTAATTGGATTAAAGGAATAATATAATTTTTGAGGTATATTTTCCCCAACAGAAAGTGATAGTGATGCATTTTCTGTCAGACCAACACTCCCAGATCTTATAACTTCAAAATTGGATGTTGTTTTAGTGGTTACAAATTCATTATTCTTTTCAGGATCGGTAAACAATAATAATTCATATGCTGAAAAATCAAACCCTCCTTTTCTGAATGACAATGAACTATCTGACAAATCAAATTTTAAAGTTTGATTTTTTTGTATGTCAATTGGTGGATTTATTCTTGATAGAGTGGCTGTTTTTGCAGAACCAACATTTACAAATGTGGGATTTTCTTTTGTAAGTTCGAATTTATTTTCGACTAATTTAATAGTATCATTTCTTAAGACATAGACATAATACAAACCAGAATCAATTAGATTTTCTGATGGTCTATTATTTGGAGTATTATAGATTATTTTGTCGCCTGTCTTATACTTATTCTCAGGAACTTTAAATGTATCGTTTACAATATCGACATTTGATTCACTAATTTCATCAGGATCAAAAACAATCCTTCTATTTCTATCATTATATTTTACAAAAATTGTGACCGTATTAGTTGGATCTACGTTTACTTTAACTCTGTCACCATTTTGTAATCCGTGTGTTTGTGCAGTCGAAACTGTTACGACATTTCTTGAAGTCCTTCCTTTTAAAGTTGTTGGAATGTTTGTAGTAAAACTATGATAATTACTAAGACCTGATTTTGATTGGAAAGATAAAAGACCGCCAGATTGTGAATTACTACCCACATAACTTCCAACAGAATTAACACCTACTCTTTGAGACGATATACCAATAATATCTTTAGAAAGTGGAACTGCGAATAAGCTTTCATTATCAGACAAATTGTAAATTGAAGAACCTTGTATCCCACTAAATGCTCTAATCGACGCACCTTCGTTAGTTTTATATAATAATGGCGTATTTAAACTTAATCTATGATCTGGAATATAAATTTCTTTTTCATTCAATTGAATTTGAGTTTTTCCAACTCCAGGATTTGAAAATGTTATTGTAGTAATAGCTCCACTATTTTGAGTTCCAATACCGAGTGATTCGTTTGGATCAAAATATAATTCTCTATTAAAAATTAAATTTTCTTTTGTTGAAATATTAGAAGATGTAAATTTAATTTTTCTTGGATCGTCCCTTACAATTGTACCAGCAGGGTGTGATACAACCAATGAGTTATCAATACCTCTCAATATCCTAATTCTACCTGATATTTTATCAACATTTAGAACTTTTACTCGTTCCTCCTCAATATTGAGAATGTCGTTGGATCTTATAACTCTTTCATCTAATGGACCTGAAAGATATGTATATGTTACAATACCAGTTACAGTATCTGTCCCAAGACCAACTGACAAATACCATCTCTCACTGGTTACTCCTACAACATATGAACCTTCAAAATTCTTGTAGTATGATGAAAGATCATCAATAAAAATAGTATCTAAAGATTTGTAATTATGCGGTGTAGAAGTTAGACCAACAAATCCATTTTTTGAGTCAATTGTTGAAAATTCGACCTTTTCAATTGTTGTAGATGTAAGACTGATATTATCTACATTTTTGCCTGATAACTCAGTCACTCTGTAATCAAGATTTCTTCCTCCAGTAAATGTAGTATCAAACTTTACCTTATCATTTATTGAATAATTTTCTCCAGAGTCTAATATTTCAATATTATCTACGGAACCAGATGAAACTGCAGTAATATCAATTAATTGATTTCTCTCTTTATCTGAATTGAAAATATAATCATAACCACTATTTGAATTGTTTGTATAATAAAAAGATGTATTTCTAAAATATGATTCTTCTACTAAATTAAAATCTGTTTGGTTAGATGATGATTTAAAATTAAATTCTTCAGGTTTAGAATAGTATTCATTTCCTATAACATAAGGAAATACGGGTCTCCTACTATTTTTAAATGGTCCTGAGCCATCTTTATTATTAGAGATAGAAACGAAGTATGCATATACACCATTTGGATAATCGGGAGTTACACAGAACCTCCCATTTGATTTGTCCAAATCTCCACTTCCTGTGAAAATATAATCATTTACAAAAATGCCTGTGGGAAAATCGTCAGAAGAGGGTCTATTATCAGGACTATTATTAATCTCATACCCAGATTTTAATCTCACTATCCTACCACTACCATTTCTAAACTTAAATCCATACGGCCCATATATGGGATTTCCATCATATGCCCAGCCTAAAATTGGTGAATGAAAATTGATATTTCCATCATCTTGTGACAAGTCTGATATACCGAATTTTATATTATTTTCATCGAAACCAGACAAAACATTTAATGAATCTCTGAGAGAACGTGGTGCGTAAAGTGATGCAAATTGAAGTGAAGAATTATCAATACTTTCACTTATAGTACAGTCGTCCTGCTGTAAATTTGCAAAATTCTTTTCAAACAAATTAATATTCCATGCCTTTATACTTGCCTGAACTCTTGCACCAGAACCAGAATTTATTACATTGATAGTAGTTTTACCCGATTCATAACCTACACCACCCTTGTTTATAAAAACACTTTCTATTTTTCCATCTTTTAGTATGGGTACCAATACAGCAAAATTACCAGTGTCAGATATAATTTCAAGATCTGGGGGAGAATTATAACCAGAACCACCTGAATTAATAACTACTTCTTTAATTTCACCATTATTAATTACTGGAGTGAGTTTTGCTTCTTTGCCAGATTCAAATGTTGTCTCTGGTTGTCTTGCAAAATCTATTATTGTAGAAGCTCCATATCCAACACCACCATCTGTAATATCAATTGATTCAATAGAACCTCTGAACACTGGTTGAACTTCTGCCTGATACAAGAACACATTTCCGATAAATGGATCCTCAGAAATTAACCAATTAGATCCATTTTGTACCCATACATAATAATCTGTCGGTGTAATTTCATCTACTAGAATCTCAGCCTCATCTTGAGTAAATGCTAAAACATTTGTTGGTGTAATGATATTTTTATCAACTGGAGATTCGATCAAGAACAGGTCATTGAAATTTTCTACAAAATCTTTATCATAAAGTGCAGGAAGTCCCTGAACCTCAACTTTAATTGGTGGATAGTTAAAAGATCCTGTTCCTTGATTAGTAAAATTAATTAAAATATTATTATCATAATAAAAATCTCTTGCAGTAGAACCTAAACCAACCTCACTAAGAGAAAATGCGTCATTACTTATTTTCTTTACAAAATACTCATTATCTTCATTAAGTCCATTAATAGTAACACCAGAACCAACAGTATATTTTATTACTTCTTTTGATTGGTATCCATGATTTATAATTTCTATCTGATTCGATGCAGTATTTACACCGTCGGCAGGTATTGTTCTTCTCTTATTTTCATAACCTGTTCCCGGATTTGTCACAATTACATCAGACACAACCAATTTTAGTTCTGAAGCAGCAATTACTTGTGGTCCACTACCAAAATCTTGTAGTTGAATAGTATTAATACCCAACATCCCTTCAGACATTGTTCTATGTAAAGTTATAGCCTTTTGAGTTTTAACGAAGGCATAATATTCTGCATCTGTAGATAATCCCGAAATTATCTTTTTCTTTCCTGGTTCGTATATAACTCTTTCACCATCTTGAAATTTGTGGTCGTCATCAAATATAATTTCGTTTGTCGTTATATTTACATTAGATGAAAAATCTGCTAAAAAAGAATTCTCAAGTCTAATTCTCTTCATTCTTGGTTCTGCAGTAGCACCCTTTCCATTTCCACCAGTAATTGAAATGAAAGGGGCCTCAGTATATCCTAAACCGGTATTTGTAACATCAATTCTTTCTAATTTGCCCAGTACATTACATACACCTGTAGCTCCTACACCAACTTCATCTCTTACATTTAAAATAGGAGGGTTTATAATATCATATCCTGATCCACCTGATTTTATAACGAATTCTTGAATATCACCATAATATACACTTTCAGAAGACTTATAATTGAGCAATTCTAAACCATTATTAAAAATACCAATTTTTCCTGGTCTAGTCAATTCTGTTTTATTTCTTTTTTCTGGACTGAGAACCTTCCTATAAATTGCTTGAGGTTTTATATCTTTATTGTAAAAATCAAGTAAAGTTATTTTTGAGTTTTCAAAAGTACCGCCAATGGATACGTAAGTATTTCTGAACAAATCTGACTTACTTTTTGAAAGTTTGAAACTGGATGCATCAACCCTAAATGCGAAATAGGTGCCGGTGATTATTCCTGTGATGCCATTTCCTTTTGGCTCAACATATAAAGAATCTCCTGTATAAAATCCGTGATCTGATAAAGAACTTGAGTCATTAGTAAAATTGTCTATACTAATTGTATCTGAGATAGATAATTCATTAGAAAATGTTATACTTTTGCCATACGTATCAATTTCCTGGTCGATATATCTCGGTATAGAGTTTGATGCAATAATAGTACTTCCATCAAACTTAGAGTAAATGTTTTGAACGTTGCTTACAAAATCTCCAATAGAATACTTTGAAGATTTTCCTTTTAATAATTGATTTTCAAGAAAAAATATACCATTCGTATCAATATTTTCATTAAACCTTACTACAACATCTTTTAGAGATGAAACTGTAATTACTTCTCCAAGAACAGAATATGAAAAATCTTCATTTTGATATATTACTTCATAACCTTCTTTAAAGAATGTATCATCATATAAAGAAAAACTATAAGTATTATTACCAAGATTTTTTGTATCTAAAATTTTAAATTTTGTTTTGATGTTGAAGATATAATTATTATTTTTCTTGCCTGGTGCTTCATATCCAAGCGATTTTATTTCAATAGTATCATCCTTTTCAAAATAAAAAGTTGGATCATCTTGTACAAAATCCTTAAGAGTAGATGTAAATCTTACTCTTATTTCTTGTGAGGTATCAATACCAACAAATGCATAAGAATATGAGTCTAGATTTACATTTGTAGTCTTCTTTAATACATTTGTAACACCCACAACATTAAAGAATTGATTTATAGTTTTCCCACTATATGCAATTCCAATCTCCTGTCCATCAATATCGTCAACGACTATATTTCCAAATTCTGGAAAATCAATAGTAGAATCAACACTGATGACAGTATCTCCAATACCGACATCCTCTAAAAGTTTAGTAAGAGGGTTTGGTCTAAATTCTCCAAATATAGATCCATTAACATCAGAGTCTCTCTGAAATCCGCTATCAATACTGATTTGATAATATTGAAAATTACTATATGGAATTTTTTCTACATTTGTGACAGAACCCCGGGCATTAGTACCCTTTTGGAAAATGGTAAGATTCTGTAATTGTAATGGATCACCCTGAAGTTTTTCTACAACAAAATCCTTTGTTACCTTATAATCCGCATTTGATGGGGTAAGAAGAAATTGTGATGGACGAATAACTTCTACATCCTCACCATATAATGCTCTGAAGAGAATTTCATATGATTGATCTGTACCTTTTGAGGTATAAAAACTATCTGCACCATAAATGAAATTTCTCTGATCAAGATCACCAAATAAATTCCTTTCTGTAAATCCTGGTGTAACCTGTCTTTTTAACTTTTTGAAAAACTCTTGAAGAAATAATACGTTTAAATTTTCGACAGTCGTTCCGTTAGAGTGTTCGTCTATCTCTGATTTTGTAAATGTAAGTTCATCAGGTTTACCGGTGGTGATATATGTGGTGATACCACTAAAACCCCTTTTACAATTTAAAAATTTTATTTTTGACTTTGTCTCGTAAAAAATTATTTCATCATCAATTTTTATAATACCATTATTTTCAGCAAAACCCTCAGTAGATTCAACTCTTATATTAGTTTCAGTATAATCTAAATTTTCAGATAGAGTAGTAGAGTTTACAATATTGAAAAGTTCATCAACTTTTACATACTTGTCAATATTGTTGACAATATCGATAGGACCACTTTGAGATTCCTGAGATACGTAATATTGCTCTAAAAAATCTGTCAGAAGAGGAAAGTCCTCTCTAACGTATCTTGGAAGTTGACTAGCAACAATTTCTTGAAACTTGACTCTATCTATTGCCATTTTAATTCTTAATTGTGAGATAATCTACTGACGATCTGTTATTAGACTAGGTTGAAGTTGTTTCAACTTGAGCAGAGGTAATTGGATTACCTCTTACCAATTTGTTTGATCCATAACTTGAAGAAACAATGTAATTTGTTCCTGAGATATCATTTCCAGAGGAAATGTTGTCGGCAATAACATCAACTGTTGTATTATTTACATCAAGTTGAAGATAGAGATCTTGAAGACCGATTACGTCATTTGAAAGAGGAATTGCTGATATTTCTACAATGGAGCTATTTTGACTTACGACGGTGGAAATTATATTAATAGGATTCAACTTAATTTCACCTTTCATATAATCTATAGTTCCAACATTCTGTTTTACAATGAATGGTTCAGATGGAGAATTTAATCTAAACAGAAATACCGATCCTTTTTTGAGATCTGCATTTGGTTTGTCTCCCAGATAGACAGTTCCACTTATACCACTTACAACGAACCCAGAAGACTTTATATTATACCCAAGACTCTTCACAAATAAATGATTACCAAAACATAACTCATATTCAGCAAACTGATTGAGTTGTGCAACTAAATCACGTCTCATACTAATATTCGTAATATTTGATGTAATAGATTCATTACTATTATCAATCACTCTCTGGAACTGTGAATATTTGAACCTTCCACCAAATTGATTCAACTCTGATGAATCGGAATAATTTGTAATATTTTGAGTGACAAGATTTTGAACGAAGGAAGCAGAAGATGCTAAATTTGTATTGTAATAAACTTCACAATCTGCCTCAATATATAAGAATTTTAAGTCAATGATTTCAGGTCTAATACCTGCAACGGAGAATTTCTTGATTTGTTGTTGAATATTCTGCTTGACACCACTTGAAAGGAATACACCATTAAATGGTTTAATACTAATGAATACCTTTCCAAATTGTGGAGGTGTTAAATCTTCACCACCAAATGCTGAAACTGATTGTGCCTCTGGATAAATCTGTGGGATCAATCCTTCATAATCTGCTGCAGTAACTGCTCTGTTCTGAGATGCATAGATCTGTGGTGCATACTTCTTAATTGATTCAACAGATTCAATTGCCTTACCACCACCAGATGCTGACTCTGTCGATATCACAGATACACCAGAACTTATTGTCTGACCATTATTTCCAACTAAATTTCCGATAAACTGGAAATTGGAAATATTATTTGCTTCTTCACCATTCGATGTGATATAACTTGCTTCAATGAAATTCTGATCTTCTAACTTAACTCCAAAAATTCCATCACCAAATAATAACTCATATCTTTCTTGCTCAATCTCTTGTATGAAATATGCTCTGGTCGAACTCGTGACCTCAAACAAACTTGCAAACAATTCAAATTTTCTTGATACAGTTGAAGATTCAGTGTCCTTCACAATCACTGAAATTAAATCTGTATCAATACCTGAGTTTGGTAAAATAAATTTTTGATTTGGATTACTTCCATCTACAGTAAACTTTTGATTGATATAAGTTCCTTCGTATACAGAAATACTATCAAATGTTGCAGTTCCAGTTGAATCTACAGGAACTGTAATATCATTTGGAATTGAGAATACAAAAGTCTTTGTCTTATTTGAAGACGTTGATCTTGATGATAATACTGCTCCGGCCTTCAGTGTGACAGAAACCGCTGTTGTATTACTTAAATCTACACTAAAGGAAACAATTGACTTCGATGATTTCCTTGATCTTGGTACATACCCGATATTACGCGCGAGAGATACTACATTCTCTCTCAGAGTTGCACTATCAATGAATACCTCATTTGATACCATATTGGCATTGTATGAAGTAATATAAGTGTTATAAGCTAAAGTGTCGATGATTGTAGATAGATTAGATCCCTCAAAATCATAATCCGTGAAATTTGAATTAGCACGGAGATAATCCTTTATCGATTCCTTGATCTGATCAAAATCTAAGTTGCTAAAATTAACTAAAGGCATTTACCTAGTGGGTAGTAACACGAACTCTAATTGTTGTGCTTGAGCATCTATTCCTATAATTTCGTATTCGATATTACAGTTGAATTCATTATCATCAAAATTAGGAGTGACAATGACATTTAATAAGTTCACTCTTGGTTCAAATGAATTGATTGTGTTTTCAATCTCAGATTGAATTGCACTTGCAGTCAAAGTATCTAAATTCTCAAAAAGAAGTTGAGTTACCCTTGATCCAAGTGTTGGTTCAAATGGTTTCTCACCAGGCACAGTAAATACTAAATTACGAATTGAACGAGCAATTGCATTTGCATTCTTTATCACAATGATGTCATTGTTAATAGGATTAATCTTAAAGGTCGCACTTACGTCCTTAAACCCCTGACTTACTCTTTGAGCGGGCACTGTGATAATACAACAATTCTAAAGTTATTTATTACCAATAATTAATTTTTTACTCGGTTAAAAGATCAGGTTGATTATCCTCATTCTCCCAAAAATCTTTATAATCTACCTCACTTGCTTCATAAAAACCATCTTCTCTTACCTTCTTCTTATTCTTTGGTGTCTTCTGATCGTGATTGATTTCTCTGAGAAAATTCTTATCCATCTATTATAAATCCCAACCTAAGGTAATCATTGTCTTTTATATATGTCTCGACTTTATCCCCTTCCCATATTGGAATGACTGAATTGTTATTATAACGGAAATCTGAATTGGCTCTTAGATGTATCTCAATTAGATTTCCATCAATATACTCACAATTGATCCAATCGTATCTCTCACTTATTTCTTTAAAAACTTTTGGTAATGGTATGTCTCTTTCTACCTTATACCACTTCTTCCACTTGTACAACGGATCCTGAGGGTCTCTCTCACCCTTTACAGTGAGTTCCTGTTGCCCCTGATAATAGTCAACTGATATATGCTCACCTTCAAACATCTCACACCAAAACTCACCAGGATGTAAATGTTCAGTATCACTCTCCAAATAATCCATCCGAGCGTATCTTCCCATACCCATGAAATTAATACATGGTCTGATAATATAAATGCCAGATGAAGGAACTTCTAAACCCGCAGGTCCACAAGTATATCCTAACATCTGGCTGATTTGTAACTTATTATAAATCCATAAATCTTGAGGATGAATTGATGACCACTCATCCTCAACAGTCATCTTATACTTATTCTTCTTCATCTAATTCTTGAAATGATAATTTAAGTATCATTACTATATAATAGCTCACTCCAAGTAAAAGTATCAACATACAAATGATAATACTCCATGTCACATCATTGACATTATTGAGTGGTCGAAGAATTAGATTCATATATTAACGTCCCTGTCCACGATACCTTTTTGGTTTACCATTTCGTGATGTTGCTGCATACTTTGTATGTTGACCTGAACCCTGTCGAGTCTTCTTTGGACGAGACTCAATCATTGATTGACCAGTCAGAGACTTCTTAATCTTTGCCATAACTTTACCTGACGACTTTATTACTATAGAGAAAAAAAGGGGTCTTGTCAACCCCTCTTCTGTATCTTACCAAATATTATACACTTCTTACATCCAGGGCCGAGACATTCCCAACCCCGATGACACTTCTCACATCCTTTACCACCACATTCATTACAAACAGGATGATAATCAGATAACCCTCGTTTTTTCATGTCCTACTCGAATACGTGGATCACACCAGATATCATATCCAGCTTCAATAGCATCCAAACAGAATGATACATCTTCTCCACACATATCTTGTACTGCACCACTTTCAAAAACTTGCATCTTCGGTGCAAACCATGGATACTTCATCTTCTCATTCTCAAAGACTCCATGCTGAATCATTACCCAACCGAATCCTGTATAATCAACAGTAAAAGGCTTCTTACGCTTACTAATACCATCAACCATCTCATGATTCATTACACCACCATTATTCCTGAAGTCATCTTCTTCTAACCAATGTGCAACAGAAGTCGTCCGCCCATCCTCAGTAGAATACCAACCAGCAACAATTTCCTTCTCCTCTCCATCAGAGTTTACGGCCATGTCACAAAGCTGCCAGAATTTCTCAGTATTAAAAATAATGTCACTATCAATCCATAACTGATAATCATACTTCAATTTACCATCCCATGGTAACTGGTCAGGCCCTCTCAATACATTTGCGCCTAAACACTTACAACGTGCGAAATTCACCATGCTTGAGTAATCTTGACTAATCTGAATACTCATCTGATTTTGTACAAGATCAAAACATAATTGTACAAAATTTTTCATGAATGCATAACTACACCCACGTCCTGGAAGACAAAATACAATTGCCTTCCCTCTCATTCTTTCCTTAATTGCTTGATAATCCCACTCTTCCTTTTTCTCTTTCTTAGCAGTCTTCGGTGCAGCTGCCTTCACTGTAAATCCTTTTGCCATGAATTTGAAATCACTCCATTTCAATCTTTATTATACCAATTATGTATACTCTTGTCAATAGATTTTTTTATCTCTGATTGTTACTGTTATCCTCTCAATTCTGTGAGGTTTACCTCACTTCTACTTCGTATGAGAGATCCTCAGCAACATAGTCAGTCTTCACTAAACCAACCAGATTATTTAAAATCTTCCAATTCTCATTAAATATAAACTCATTATATTCCTCTGATATACACTCACCCTTTAAAAATATTCGGTAGACCTTAGATACACTCATATAAACCTCGAAGGGCGCTATACTAAAAAACTTATACGGGATTTTTTTATATATCGAATTTTTTTTAAGACGCAATAATATAAGGCCGGATTGTCACCTTTGTAGGTTAGGAAAGCCGCAATTTCTTTAAGGGGGGGCCTAATCAAATAACCTTATATTCATCAAATACCTTATGGGCGCTTTGCCCGGAACCGCGGTATCACAAAACCCCCGAAATACTGTCGATTTCGATAATACTGTGATTATAACATATAGCCCCACTAAGTGTCAAGAACTGTGAGGCCACTATGTGTAATTAACTGTGAGGCCACTAAGTATCAAGAACTGTGGCCTCTTATGTTATCAGAACTCCAGCTCATACAGTGTTGGCTCAGCTGTGAATGTAGCGGGTTCAGTGTTATCAGTGTCAGCTACAATACTATCAAGAATGTCAAGGATTTGCTCTCCAGTGTTACCCTTACGGAGCAGAGAGATCATCAGTTCGCGGGACATGTGTTCGTGTAAGTGAGTGTGAATAATGAGCAGTTTAATGACATGTTCAGGTCAAACAGTGAATGTAACTCAGAGCAGCGCTTTGCGTTTGCGGTTTACTTGAGAAGGCAGCACGGTAACTGTTACTTTCTTGCCAGTAGACTTAACCTCTTCAATGGTCTTAAGCAGTTGTTGGTAGGAATTCATCGTGAATAGTGAAAGAAAGTGTTCTAGAAGGGCTTAAGCCTTGTCTCAGAGTGTTCTAAACTCTAAGTGTCAAACGTAATGTTTTGCGAGTGCAATTACGTCATTATCATTCACCATGCTCTTAGGTGTTGTGTTCCATTGATGAAATGTTTCGCCAATGATGTCCTCATTCATAATGTCCTCAATGAGACTACCTGAACATGCAGGAACAACATAAGTGCCAAGATACTCGGCGCTGTAGTGTTCGGAGAGAATTGAGAGAGCTTGTGTTTTGTTCATACCATAGTGGACATTTCAAGGTGAGTAACTTTGTAGGGGGGAAATTGTCGGGGTTTTCTGATGTTTTCTGTGGGGGGTTGACAGTATAAGGAAAGCCTGATAGACTACGGCCTTAGATCACAATAACTCAAAGGCTTTACAAGGGTTTTGTAACTATAAGATCAGGCATTTATAAGGGCTTTGTAAAAATAAGATCAGGCATTTATAAGGGCTTTGTAAAAATAAGATCACACTTTTCCACACATTAACTCTACTTTTCCACACCTATTGTGAAAAACTATAAAACACTCAAATGCATTTATTAATACATTTATAAACGTTTTTTAATGCAAAACATGTTATTTATGGTGTTTTTTGGGGGTTAATTTGAAGAATCAGATGGCATGTAATCGATGAAGTTCAGT